GTCGAGCGGCACGAGGATGACATGATGCGCCGTCGTTTCCTGCGGCGAGACAGGCGTGCCGGCCGGATGGCGCAGGGCCCGCAGATTCCAGAGACCGAGCGCGAGGAGCAGCACGAGCACGAGAATGAGGAGAGCGCGGCGCTTTCGATATCGTTCCAAAGAGATGTCCATCCTTTCTCTACAGATGTTTGATACACGTTAGTTAATTATACCATAAAGGTTCACGAAAGCGGCAAAGTATGGTAGAATGAATCTGTTTATCATAAATAAAGCTAGAACCTTTATATATCAACGGTTCTAGCTTTTCCTCTTCTTGATTTGCCTACGATTTGTCTACAAAACGCCTTGTCTACATCACTTTGTCTACGAGTTCGGCCGTCTCACGGGCCATCTTTTCCGTGTCGTGCGAGTAGAGGTTTTCCGTGATGGATACATCGGCATGGCCAAGGCGGGCAGCTACGTCAACTGGCTTCGCTCCGGCTTCTATCAGTCTCGTCGCGTGCGTGTGTCTCAAGCTGTGGAAATTCAAGTCAACTTTGTGCAGGCTGTACATGATCTTCTCGCGTGTGATAGGCAACCCGAACTTGCAGGTACAGACAATGGGCATTTCATGCACGTTCTTCGGGTGGTCAGCGGCAGGCAAGACGAGCAGTGTTTTCTCGTTCCCTTGCGCATATGCTACCTGATACGCTGCGCCGAGTCTCAGCCTTTCGGCAGCCTGTTCCTTGCGCCAGTCTCGCAGATATGTTAGCAGCTTGTCATTCACGCATATGGTGCGCGTGCTCGTTGCGGTCTTTGGCGGTGCAAAGAAACTCTCGCTCCGCAATCTTCCGGGGCGGAGCTGCCGGACGACGTGTATCTTCTTCTTCTCAAAGTCTATATCCGTCCAACATAGGCCGAGTGCTTCGCCGATTCTCAGCCCTGCATAGTATCCAAGCATGATCGGCGTCAGCAGGTATTTTGTGCGCTCTTTCTCATTCAAAAACTTCACGATCTGCGTAAATTCTTCAGGCGAGATAATGCGTCTTTGTAGTACAGATTTCGGCGCGGAACGCGGGATAGAGATACAAGCAGCGGGATTCGTTGCAATCATCTCAGCGGGATACACAGCATAGCGAAACATACTCTTCAAGATTGAAAGTGTTCCAGCTATCGTCTCACGACTCTTACCATCTGCGGCCAGACTGCGTACTAGCGTGTCTATGTCACGTGGCTTGATATTCTGCAAGCATATGCCTGCCATGCGCGGCTTGATGCACGAGCGGTAACGGCTAGCGTATTGCAGATACGTCCCGCGCTTCACATTTGGCTTCACGATGTTTTCCAGCCAACTCTTAAAAAAGTCATCAAGTAATACTTTACTACTTGTGATCCCTATGTTGCCGTGCTTCCAATCTGCATACGCTTCGACACCTGCGTCGTATGCTTCGTCTTGCGATGCATAGCCGCCTTTCTCTTTCATCTTGCGGCGGCCGGTCTCCGGATTCTTGCCGACTTCGAACGAGTACGACCATGTTTTTCCGCGCTTGCGGGTGCGTATCGTCGCCATATTTTTCTCCCTTCTCCGCGACTTCTGCGCGGGTATGTGGTATAATAAAAGAGTAATCTCTGGAAGCGGCGTACCTGCTCACGCCATCCTCATCCACAGACGCGGGAGAATGAAGAGTAGGAGCGGCCACGGCTAATGCGGCATTTGATTCTGGAGCGGGAAGTCTGAGGAGGCTGCCCGCTTTTTTCATACCATTTTCTTGCTGTCAGGAATATGATATAATACCATTGTAAGTGCCGATACGTCTACGGGCGCCGGTGCGGGGACGTGACAACTCCCTCTTATCTTAGCTCGTCCGCAGCAATGCGGAACCGAGTCTCTGGAGTCGTGTGTCAGCGGCTCTTGCAAACAGTGCCGTCCGCATGGGCGGCTTTTTCTAAATGGAGGTGCGACGCATGGAGCGCGAGTATTTTACATTCGAGGATGAACATAACTTCAAGTGCGATATCATTGATGTGATCCGCAGATATGATATCCCTGCGCATCGTTTTTCTGACGTGATGAACGAGATTGTAGCGGATGTGCTAGATGGCGTCCACATCAATGACTCGTCCATGCCGAAAGACGATAAGTTCACAACGATTCCTAGACGCATTGATATGTGACTGCTGAATCAATGCAACATATCCATGATAATGTTTGTAGCGATGACCTTAACAATATCAAAGGACATATCGCCAGCCTTTTCAGCGAAGGTAGTTTTTACTTTCGACCAAACATTATCGTTTCGTATGCTGTCAAGATAGCTGCGTCCCTTTGGTGTAATATCTATCGGCCTATATATATTCTTGACAGTCAGCTTGCATTGGATATAGTCTACGTCATGCAGGAATTTCAAATGGTATCGAACGAGCCTTGCTTTACTTTTGTCACTCAGCTTCGATAAATACAGCTCGTCTTTTAGCAGCGATTCTCCGTCGCTATTCTCTTCGGTTATGAATAACAGTTCACGAATCAGATCATAGTCAAGTTTCATAGTTCCCCCTGCCGCCTTCGGGCGGCTTTTTATTTCGAGAAGTCTTTCATCTTCACGTCCTGGCTCCAATACTCGTCGTCGAGCTGGCGATTCACCTTGTCGAGGTATTCGTTCTGTTTATCGAGGTAGTCGCTCGCCTTTTGCCGCAGGTCGTCTTCGTCCATCTGCCGCATGATATCGCTTACGCTATCGCCGCCACTCTGCGTCACCACAGGCGCGGGCTGATTGTTTACCTGATCTTGCAGGTCAGCGTTCTTATCTTTCAGGTCTTGTATCGTTGCCAGTAAGTCCATAATCTTGCGCTGTGACTGGTCCACTTGATTACTCTTACCGTCTACCTGTTCTTGTAAAGCCTGTACCTGCTGATGCTCAGTGTAAGCGTAGTAGCCTGTTCCCACCAGAGCGATGGCGAGGGCGGCTATAATGACGTGTTCGTTCTTCATGTTATTCACCTCTTTTTTATTGCCGTTTTGACGTTATGATGAAGCCGCCTGCACATACAACTGCTATAATGACTTCCTGCAAGCCGAGCCGCCCATAGGATATGTCGGTATATTGCTTGAGGTCTTTGCTTATATTGGGCTTGCTAGAGAATGTGCCATAGTTCACAGTGCCATTCATTGTTTCATAGGAATGATGGTTTTTTAGGTACGTTGCAGGGATGCTTGTTTTGTATGGCACAAAGAACAGTAGTGATATCAGTGATATGACGCAGAATATCAACGCCCAGAACTTCATGGGATACGAGTGCATGAAGTTTAAAATTTTTCCTTTTCTCTCATTGAATTTACTCGTTGATTGTTTTGAGAGTGTTTGCTTATCGTTATCGTCCATATTTTCCACGCTCTCCTTTTTACTACTGCAAATCAGTATGATAACCATAATGAATGATACGAGTGGCAGGAACATAGCGATGATGGCAGATATACACTTGCCCGTGCTGTATCCAAGAAAACGCGCTCTTTTCCATGAAGCAACAAAGAAGAGTATGAGCGCCAGTACGCCAAGCGAACTGGACGTTGTATATTTTCCTTCTATCAATATTCTGTTTAATATCAGGGCAATGAATAGCAGTACTGTAGCACCAATGTATTTCCATCTAGTCATACTCAAACGCTCCTTTTATTTCAAAAGGTTATAAGCTCCCATAATTGCCCCGGCTATCATCAAAGCGAAGCCGATTACAGTAAAGAAAATGCCATACTTTCTTCTTAATGCGCTCATATCGAAAACCTTGCGTTCATCGAATCCCATGAGCTGCAACAAGAAACCGAACAGGAATATATGGTAGGCGAGCGAGAAGTGATTGAACGCGAACGGCATGATGAAGATGGCTATCAGCTTTATCAAGTCATTGCCGAGAGATTCAGCGAACCCTTCTACAACGATCATCGACAAGAAGAAATAAACAATCATATCGACATAGACGTTGCTGATGAGGATGTAAGCTGCAAGTAAAGCAATGAATGGCACGATCTTCATTATGAGTTTCCGGCGTTCGTATGTATCAATGGAAACACCATTCCTTTTCTCGAAGCACTCGGTGCAAAAATACACCTTCTCTCCAGTCTCTTGGCTAGTACCGACGACCATGTTTGTCTCATCAAGCTCTTTCCCACAATCTCTACATACCATCGTGACAACCGCCTTCCTATAATTATCTCAATATTGCGACTTTAACTGTATATATCCATCGAGTGCGTTCTATCGTTATCTATCAGAACTTTCTAATAGATTGAACGACACGTCCGATAATCTGCACGGGCAAGTTCTTCACTTCTTGTGCGCTGTAGAAGTGCGGCGTGTACACGGCGGTGTTGTGCCCTATCAGCGTGATACCGTCTGCGCTCTCCTTGACTTCCTTTGCCGTCGCTTCTTCACCATCTATCAGTACGATGGCTATCTCACCATTCTCAACGTAGTTCTGGCGGCGCACGATGACGATGTCGCCGTCCATGATGGTAGGCTCCATCGACTTGCCGACGATGCGCAGGCCGAAGTATTCGTGGCCGTCCTTGGAATACTTGTTGTCGATGTACTCATAGCCGACAATTTCCTCGTCTGCTACAATCGGCCTGCCAGCTGCAACGCGCCCGACGATAGGCACACGAAATGTGTGGGCGTCAATAGAGACCATATTGGGTATACGAGTAGATAGATCAGTAGGTGCAGCCACTTCCTTATCTTCGCCCATCAGTTCACCAGGAGACACATGCAGAGCATTTGCGATAGCTATCAGCTTGGACTGTGTAATGTCGTTGACTCCCATCTCTATCTTATTAATAGAACTGCGTGACTTGAAGCCTACCAGTCTGGCCAACTCATCCTGAGACATTCCTTTTTCTTCCCTGATTCGTTTGATGTTGCGATACAGTTCTAGCATGGTAGCAACTCCTTTCGTCTTTTCTTACTATTATATCTATATGATACAGTTTTGTTGACTCAAAATCAATGTTTTTTTACAAAATCTAAAAAAACATGTTGACAATGAATCTACAAGGTGATATAGTAATGATTGTAGATGATGAGTCTACAAAAACGAAGGCGAGGTGATACCGTGACAGATGCACTGGAGCTTGATTATGCAATCAAGAAAGCAGGACTCAACCGCCCAAAGATTGCCAAAGTCCTTGGGATTTCTATGATGTCTCTGTTCAACAAGATTCATAATCGGACAGAGTTCAAGGCTAGCGAGATTGCTGCGCTGAAACAGGCGCTTCATCTCAGCAACGAGCAGAGAGACAAGATTTTTTTTGCACATGATGTAGATGTAAAATCTACAAAGGAGGAATGAGACATGTATCCAGTAGACTACAACGGTGTCCGCGTGCTCACGACGGAGCAGCTGGCACAGGCTTATGAGTGTGATACGGACAACATTAAGCGTAACTTTTCTAATAACAAAGACCATTTCAAGGAAGGTAAACATTTCTTCAAGTTAGAGGGAGAAAACCTTAAGGCTTTCAAGAACGAGGTGAAAAATTTTCCCCTCGTTGGCAAGAACGCCAGTTGCCTCTACCTCTGGACCCGCCGCGGCGCATCGCGTCACTGTAAGATGCTCGGCACAGAGAAGGCGTGGGAGATGTACGACAACCTCGAAGAGAACTACTTCAACCCGCCACAGAAGAAGATGACGGCGGCCGAAATCCTGTCCGGCATGGCAGAAGAGCTGGTTAAGCAGGAACGCCGCACGGCACGCCTTGAGATGCGTCAAGAGCAGAGCGAAGAGAATCTCAAGATTCTCCACAGCCGCATGGACACGTTCAACGGTGTCGGGACGGACGAGGACAAGCGCCAGAAGCTCAATTCAATGGTTTGTGCTTTTACTCGCAAGGCAGGGCTGAGGTTCGACGAGGGTTGGCGGAACTTCACTCACGCTTACAACACGGCATTCCACACGAACGTCAACCTCTCAATCACGAACTACAAAGAGAAGCACAACATTCAGAAGAAGAAGCGTGTGACACTGCCGGAGTATTTCGAACGTGTCGGTCTTCTTGACGATGCGTTGATGGTAGCCGACAAGCTGTTGAACGACGCACACGCTCATAGCGCAATCGACTCGATCTTGAAGCATGACTGAGGTGAGTGACATGAAGTTAGAAGAAGCAAAAAGAGAAGTAAGGGAACTTCTCACCAGTCCACTTACATATAGCCTTCTGGCATTATCGGTTTCCTGCTTCTCTCTCGGGTTTGTAGTAGCAGCACGGATTTTCAATCATTGATGGCGACAACAAGGGCAATGATTGAAACGATGAGCGCGGCAATGGAGATGTACAGACTTAGTTTGTTGATATAGTGGTCTGAATCTGCGCGGTGCTCCTGGTGCTGGTGCTCATCGTAGTCGGCCAATAGGTTGCGGCTGTCAACGGTCAAATCAACTCTAGTTTCAGCAGAGCCTGACAGTAGGCCGCTTCTAATGAAGCCCTTGACTCGTGACCAACCATAAATGTCTATGAGCGTACTGGAAAGCATCGGCAGGCGATGTTGCCGCACGAAGCAAAGCATTTCAATAACTTCGGTGTTAGTAAGTTCTCCGGGATGGTCATGGAACATATCAATCAACTCCTTCCGTACATAACATTTTATCACGGCAGGGGTGCTGGGCGCGATGACGAGAGTAGAGGTGAGAGATATGACAGAAGCGAGATTGAAGCAACTTCTCGCGGAGGCCGTCGCACAGGCGGCGATCCAACCGGAGTTACTGAAGCTCAAAGACGTTGCGACGATGTTGTCGTTGTCGCCGCCGTCCGTCTTGCGTCTCGTAGACGCGGGAGCAATCCCGTTTGTGCTCTACGGACGGACGAGGATGTACCGCCGCCGCGACGTGATGGCGTACATCAACAGCATGGAGACATTCAGAGGAGGAAAAGAAAATGGCAAACATGCAACCGCGTAAGATGCGCCGCCGTCAGCTCAAGCCGTGGGCGAGGAAAGTAAAAGAGAAGTTCGAGAAGTTCGGCGAGGCCATCTTGATGGCGTTTATGGGCATCGGAACAGCAGTTCTTCTCGCTCAGTTCTTCGGGCTTATGCTCGGGGTCATCGAGCCATGAAGGGAGTGAAAGGCATGGATGCAAGAGACATCAAGAATCTTGAAGAGTACAAGGGCGCTAAGTGCATCGGCGTGTTCGATGAAGTCCCGTACTTCATCGACGCGAGCGGATGCGCGTTCTCGCGTGAGACTGTGCTGCGGTACAATCCGTTTCGCTCGATGGATATCCTCGACATCTTCGACGTGCTCGACGAGCGCAATCTTCCACCGGATATCAAGGCGGCCTACGACAAGGCCGTGCACGAGCGTGACACGCAGGATGCAGGATACGTTGAGACTCTGCACAGCATGGGATTCAAGACGCTGACGGAAGAGCGCAAAGAAAAAGCCGCCCGGGATAGCCGGACGGCATGAAAAGAAGGTGACATGTATGAGGGTCTTATCATGCGGGATGAAAAGCCCGCGAGACTGCTTCAACTGCCCATATGCCGATTGCACTTGCAACGACATGAGTACAGCAGAGGAAGGGAAATGGATGCGCGGTACACGGCACAAGCCTGACAAGCGAGAAGCGCCGAAGCGCGTAACCATCTCTGTTGAATATGATACCACACGCAGGGCGGTAAAGTCCAACTTCCGGCTCGCGAATTACGAGAAACTGTTGTTCTGATTGAGAAGGAGAAAATCATTATGAGTAATCTGTTTGACTACGACAAAGCAATCGAGGCCTGCATGGACGAGGACGGCAACGTCATCGACGCAGAACTGAAAGCGTATCTCGAAGAGTACCGCGACGAAGCAATCGAGGGCATTGCAATGGGTATCAAAGAAGCCAAGGCCGAGGCTGAGGCAATCAAGGCCGAGGAAAAGGCACTGGCGCAGCGCCGCAAAGTTCGCGAGAACAAGGCGAACGGCCTCACGAAGTATCTCTGCGACTACCTTGCAGGCCGCAAGTTTAGCACGCCGAAGGTGGCAATCAGCTACCGCAAGAGTGAGGCTGTAGTAGTCGCCGAAGGGGCGTCCGTGCCAGACGAGTTCCTTGTGGAGCAGGCACCGAAGATTGATAAAGTTGGACTCAAGAAGGCGCTCAAGGGTGGTGCTGTCATTGACGGCGTCTCTCTCGTAGAGCGCCAGAACATCCAGATCAAGTGAGGTGAGCAGCATGGCAGAAGGAAAACCAATTTTTGCCGCGTTGATGGCGGTACAGGCAGAGTTGAAAGCACCGAAGAACCAGCACAACAGCTTCGGCAAGTACGACTATCGTAGCGCCGAGGACATCATTGAGGCAGTCAAGCCGCTGCTCAAAGAGAACGGACTTTTCCTCAACATGTCGGATGATATCGTGCTGATCGGCGACCGCTACTACGTCAAAGCGACAGTCAAAGTCGTTGATGTAGTGACCGGCGAGTCTGTTCAGACTTCTGCGCTGGCACGTGAAGCGGCGCAGAAGAAGGGAATGGATGAGAGTCAAGTGACGGGCACGGCGTCAAGCTATGCTCGCAAGTACGCGCTCAACGGGCTTTTCGCGATTGACGACAACCGCGATGCAGACACAAACGAATATGCCGCTCAGACGCGCCAGAATGCCGCAGGAGCGCGTTCAACGCGAAATGCATATACTTCTAAGGGCTCGGCAAACGACGAGCTTAGAAGCAAGGCTATGCACTCTCTCACGAAAGAGATGCAGCGCGTCGGCGCGTCGGGCGAAGAAGTCTCTGCGCTCTGCGGCGTGAAGTTCGGCAAGACGAACAGCCGTGACCTCTCGACTGGTGAACTCAGCAAGCTGGCCGCGAATCTCGAAGCGTGGATTGCTGAACAAATGGGCGGCGGAAAATGATACAGGAGCATATTCTCGGCGAGATACAGGACGTGAGAGAGGACGGGACGGCAGTCATCACGGCTGGCCTGCCCGACCTCGATCGTGCTCTGCTGCGCCAGTATAAGAAGGTTGAGATCATCCTGCCGGACGGGCGGCGCATCTCTCCAGAGCAAAGGCGGAAGGTGTATGCAATCCTCGGCGAGATATCCGATTATGTCAACGGCTTCCGCGATGGCGATGCGCTGGAAGAGACAAAGGCGACAATGAAGATGGACTTCATGCTTAAACGGATGGAGTCCATGGAACGCCGGTTGTTCTCTCTCTCAGATTGTTCAGTCACAACAGCGAGGGCGTTCATCGACTACTTGATATCGTTCGTCATCGCGAATGATATCCCGACGAAAGTGCCATTGATTGAGCAGTGCGAGGATGTCAGCAAGTACATGTACGCTTGTACGATGCATCGCAAGTGCGCCGTGTGCGGCAAGGCGGCGGACATCCACCACTGTGAAGGCTCGCGCATCGGCGCTGGCGTGGATCGTGAGAAGGTCCACCAGCTTGGGCGCGAGGTCCTGCCGCTCTGCCGGGTGCATCACACGGAGCTGCATGCCATGCCGGAGAGCGAGTTCATGAAGAAGTACCACTTGCAGAAAGTCAGGCTCGATGAAGCCCTTTGCAAGCGATTGAAACTTAGGAGGTGAAAGGTATGGCAGAAAAAAGGATGTTCGCGAAGGGAATCATTGACAGCGACATGTTTCTTGATATGCCGCCGACAAGTCAAAACCTATATTTCCATCTCGGGATGCGGGCAGACGATGAAGGGTTCATCAACAACGCGAAGAGAATCATGCGTGACGTTCGTGCAAGCGACTCGGATATGCGCACACTGATTCAAAATCAGTACATCATTCCGTTCGACAGCGGCGTGATCGTCATCACTCACTGGAGACTGCATAACTGGATTCGCAAGGAACGCATTCATCCAACTTCTTGCGAGGCTGAGAAAGCCTTGTTGGAGATGGATGGAACAGGCAAGTACAGGCTCAAAAATAGCGATGTCAGCCAACTGTCTGACACGTGTCAGACAAACGTCAGCCAAGTGTCAGACGTGCGTCAGACAAACGTCAGCCAAGTGCCTGACAAATGTCAGCTTAGTATAGATAAGAATAGTATAGATAAGAATAGTAGTAGTATCGCGCGCGTGCGCGCGTACCACGACAACGACGAAATGTCAAGTATTTTTCACTTCTATGAAGAAAACTTTTCTACTATCTCAGGATTCACTGCCGAAGTGCTTGAAGGACTGCGAGATGCTTACTCTTCTGAGAGGGTGATGCAGGCCATGAAAACGTGCGCAAAGGCTGGCCGTCAGAAGTGCAACATCAAGTATCTTGAAGGCGTGCTCAGAGGCTGGAAAGCAGACGGCGGTGCAAAGCCGTGGGAACAGTCAAGCAAGGCTGAGTCTGAGGCAAAGAAGAAGTTTGAAGAAGAGAAGAAGGCTTACCGCCGTGAAGTCAAATGGTATTGAGGTGATCTAGATGGTATCTGTTACAGATATAGACGCAGAAGAGCTGGTGCTCTCGGCAATCATCAACGGAGATAAACAGAATATCGCAGATATCATGTCGCGCGTGAAGGACGATGACTTCTTCTTCAAAGGGAACCGTAAGCTGTTCTCTCTTCTGCGCGGGATGTATGCAGCCGGTGAGCCTATCTCGCCGGAGAGCATCACGGGACTCCATGCTGAGGACTTTGAGGCGTGTAAGACGCGCACGAATATCGTCGGTTTTGTTACAGGGTTCACGTCGGCGAAGATTCGATTCGAGGAAACCTATTCGCAGACGGCGAGCGGTGAAAAGATTGTCGATGTTGCAATCAAGAAGGTAAAGACGGCGGTAGCATATCGCAAACTGCAAGCTACAGCAGACCTCATCTACAAAGCTGTCAGTGATGGCAAGCCGCCAGAGGATGTATACCGTGCTGTAGAGGACGCTGTGATCGCACGAGAGGATATGAGTGACAAGCGCTCGTATCTGACGCCGAAAGAGATGGGCAGACTCATGCTGGACGCGACGGCAGAGCGCATGGATCAGGAGAAGCGCAGGAATGAAGTCATCTTCACATCGTTCGGCAGGCTCAACAAGCTGACAGGCGGCTTCGAGCGCGGTGATCTCATCATCTTGTCGGCGGCATCAGGAGTGGGCAAGTCGGCCTTCTCCGCCAATCTCGCACGCGATGTGTCGATGGTGGATGGAAAGCCGGTCCTGTATATCAACTCTGAGATGAGTGATAAGCAGCAGGCGCGGCGATATGCATCTATGCTGTCTGGAGTGAGTCATCAGGCAATACGAGAGGGACTTCCTGCCGAGGGAGATGACAGCTTCTCACGCATTATTCAGGCGGCGGACAGTTTCGCGGCGGCCAGCATCTACACAATCACGATACCGGATTTGCAGATCAACAACGTTGTCGCAGAGACAAAGCGGATGCAGGACAGGTTCGGCATACAGATTGTCTTTGTCGATTACGTCGGCAGAATGGATACCATCAATAGCCGTGACGTGCAGGAATGGCAGCTGATGGAAGCGGCGGCAAGAACACTCAAGACGATGGCGCAGGAATTGGATATCGTCGTCGTCATGGTGGCACAGCTGTCATCGAACGGTATCAGTCTCGCAAAAGGCGCGAACATGAAGAATGAATGCGACCTCTGGATGAACCTCTCGCGAATCGGCAACGAGGAACGGGCAAAAGCAAACCAGTTCGGTGAAGGCATAGACGATTGCTGGAACGTGTTTCTTGAGTTTCGCAAGGCACGCAACGTAGAGACGGGTGCACGCATCTTGATGCACTTCCACGGTGACACGCTGACGTTTACGGATGATATAGAAAAAGCGAAAGAGTTTTGCAAGAAAGAGGAGGAATAATCGTGACGGATTTGCAGAGAGCGTTGATCGCAAAAAGGTATGGTGATACACCACATGAGGTGATTACAGTATTCCCTGATGGCGGAGAGCTGCACAGATTCAAGAACCGTGCAGGGGCTGATTATCTTGCCACATACAAACCGAAGTATGTTAATGCCGGTCTGTATAGCTGTTGTGGCAGCCTTCAGGTCTGTGCGCCTGGCTCATACTATCGCACCTACGAGGAAGCGAAGAACGCCCTTGAACAGAGGTACTTGGATGTGTGGATGGAGCACTGAAAGGAAGTAGAAATTTGGGGAAGAGAGAACTTTGGCGCACTTGGCCGACTAATCCTAGATATCTTGTCAGTAACAAAGGCAGGTGTCTAGGATTTGTACGGGGGTGTAAGTCGAGAGTTACGTTGAGTCCAACCGTTAGTAAAATCGGGTACTCAGAATATAAACTACTGGTTAATGGGAGAACTAAAACAGTGTCAGCTCACAGGATAGTTGCAGAAACATTTATACCGAATCCGCATCATCTTTCAGATGTACATCACATCGACGAAGATAAAACAAACAATGATGTAGATAATCTTATGTGGGTATCACATAAAGAAAATTGCAATCTTGGAACTGGAAAGATTCGCTCAGGTGAGAAACATAGGGCAAGGTGGGCTAGGCTAAAAGCATGGGAGAAAGAGTATGGACAGTATAAGATCACAGGAGATGAATGACATGGAGAAAGAAGGCCTTTTGAAAGCGTGCGAGCAGATAAACGCTGAACATGAGCTGCAATATCTTTGCGAAGTGTTTCACGAGACAGCAATGACCATCTGGAAACCCCATGATGAAAGCGTGAGGATGAGTCTGCCGTACCACTTCACCGACGGTGCGCTTGCTATGGTCTACGCACGCATGATGCCAGACGGAAAGGTCCGCGTATCGGATGATTATCTTATCGCAATGCACGAGCCACTGACGCCGGTTGAGATTCGCGAGATATGCAAAGAGCATGGTCTTGATTATCTGATGATGGACGAGAGTGATGACCCGCCGATTGATTGCGAGATGTACACGGTCGTGGACCGGAAGTATTTCTGTGATGCGGTCTGGAATATTATCGGCGCGATTGTACATGCTCACGACATAGTAATAGAGGGGTGAAGGCATGAAGGTAAAGGAACTGCGGGAACTATTGAAGTCCACACGAATCACGGATGATACGGATGTGATTCTGCTCAACAACGTGGGAGCCGCGCCAGTCACGGAGCCAGACTTTGATGTCGTGGAAATCGCAAGTTCTGAGATGCGCAAGACCTGTGTGGCCATCACGCCGGGGGATGAAACGAAAGTATGACCTATTGCAAAGTGTGTAGCACGTCTCGTGACGTGACGCAGGAGAGCTTGTTAGACGGCAGGCATATACTTCTATGCAATGTCTGCCGGAGATACATTCAAGGTCTTCTCAGGAGCTGTGAGACGTGCCGCAATGGCAAAGAATGTGCGCGAGGCTACGGCTTCGCCAGAGATAGATTTGTTTGTGACGAATGGAAGGAGAAAAAATAATGAACCATGTAACGCTGATTGGACGATTAACGAAGGACCCGGAATTGCGCTATACGCAGTCTGGAACTGCGGTCGGCACTTTTACGCTGGCAGTTGATCGCCGCGTGCAGAAGGACAAACCGAAAGAAGCTGACTTCATCCCGTGTGTCGTATGGAACAAGACAGCTGAGATTGTCGGCAACTACTGCAAGAAGGGCAAGCAGGTCGGCGTAGAGGGGCGTATCCAGGTGCGCAGCTATGACGCGAAGGACGGCTCGAAGAGATATGTGACAGAGGTGGTTGTCAACGATTTGGAGCTGCTTGGCAAAGGCGATGGCGGTAGCAAGCAGAACAAGGGTAACTACCCGACAGACGAGGAAATCCCATTTTGATGTTTTGACTTTTTAGGAGTGGAGAGTATGGGCAGATTCGCAAAAGCGTTATCTCGCAAGCATGAGAAGAAATACAAGAAGAGTGAGGAAAGAGTCGAGGCGGCTGAAAAGAAGAGTAAGCACGCAGTACAGCACGCAACGACGAAGCAGCTTATCGAAGATCGTACAATCATGGCAGGGGCATATGATACATTAACGCTTATCTTCGATGTGGCTGTGCACGAGACGTTCGGCTGGGGCGTGGATATGCGGACAAGACTGCACAAAAAGATGGCGAGACACATCTTGTGCATGAAGTCGCGTCTGGTCACGACAAAAGATATCGAACGCATCTTGCGCGATGAGGTCAACATGGAGCCGGAAAAAGAGGAGCTGAACATTGACAGCTGGGGCAGAGAGCACAAGATACAGTACAAAGCGGTTGGTGACTTGTCTGCTATTTTCTTACTGTCAATGCTTGACGAGTTCGGCTACAAGACTCGGCGGCTGGACCGCGTTTACAAAGCAGCGTCGAGAATTGCAAATAAGCTAAAGACTGGCAAGGTGACAGCGCTCGATTTGGAGAAGTCGCTCGCGCCGCGAGGGAAGAGGGTGCTGCTTGATTGAAAACATGGAAAATGGTGTGTGATCTTGTCATCCCGGGTGAGGCTGTACCGCAAGGTCGGCCTCGCTGGGGAAATGGCCATGCATATGATCCAGAGAAAAGTCGGAAGTATAAGTCGTATGTGCGGAGATTGGCACGCATGAATATGCCGCCAGACGCGCTAGGACGGCCACTGACGTGTTCCGTGCGGCTGACGTGTGTAATATATCGCGCCGTGCCAAAATCGTGGAGCAGGCGCAAGAGAGCGGACGCCATTACGGATAAGATACGGCCGACGACAAAGCCGGACTTAGACAACCTGATAAAGGGAATCAAAGATGCGCTCAGTGGTGTGTGGTACAAAGATGACTCGCAGGTCGTAGAGTACGGGAAGGTAGGCAAGTGGTACGCAGAGGAGCCGCGTGTGTATGTGCGACTTGATGTGGAGGTAGACGATGGACAAGAATAAAGCGATTAGCGGATACGAGAAGATTTTTGATGATGGATATAGGGCTGGCCGCGCGTCGGTGGTACTGCCGCATCCGTGCGATGGGGAGCTGTACAAGAGCTGGACTTCGAGCGACTACTTTGCAAAGATCGCGGAAGAACATCTTGAAGTCATTGATGCGTACAAGGCTATCGAGAAGTCCGGCAAATGCCCGACAAAAGAAGAGCAGGCGCACTTCTTCAAGGAATGTACGGACTTGATTGTCGCGACGACAGGGCTTATGCATTACTTCGGCTGTGATGAGGCAATGCGCCAGAAGTACATGCAGGAAATCAACGAGAGCAACGCGAAGCGTGACGGCGGCAAGCGGTTTAAATCGGAGGCTGTTGATAAAAATTTTAAAGAGGGAGATAAAGCGAAGATTATCATACCGGAAAGCGAGATTCGCAGATACGAGAAAGAGGGGGATGTGCGTAAAGTGCAAGATATGATTATCACAAGCAACAGTGTTGGACGTGTTGTTTATCACGACAGCCGCCTCGATACATATGCTTTAGAAGTGGCTGGACGCATCGTCGGCGTGCCCGCTGAATGGCTGGAGAAGGTGGAAGAATGATAAATTATTTGCTTGTGAAGGATCTTGAGTTTCTTAGAGATATACAAAGCCAACGTCTTAAGAAGAAAACAGAGGGAAAAAATGATGTTATCGAACATCCAGCACACTACACGCAGGGCATTGAGTGCATGGACTACATCGAGAGTCACAGACTCAACTACGCGCGGGGCAATATCATCAAGTACGTGACACGCGCTGGGCTGAAAGATGCGTCAAAGGAAGTCGAGGATTTAGAGAAGGCACGTTGGTATCTTGATCGTGAGATTGAGCGAGCGAAGAAGGCGAAGAAAGATGGCTAAAATCTACGCGCTATATAAAGGTGATGAGTATGTTACGGACGGCACGCTGGATGAGATTGCGGAAAAGACCGGGCTGAAAAAATCATCGCTGAAATGGATGAAAACACCGAGCGGGAAAAGGAAAAGAAGCTCGCTCGTGTGTATCGGAGAAGAAGAGCAGACATGCAAGTGCGAAGTATGCGGAAAAGCGTTTTGCACGAACAACCCAAGTCAGAAATATTGCTCCGCCGCGTGTAGAAGTAAAGCGCAGCGGATTAGAGACCGCGAGAAATATCGAGAGAAATGTCACGTTTTGTTTGCGGAAAGACCAGAGGAAGAGCGGACGCGCACATGTGTATTTTGCGGTGAGAGTTTTGTTGCAAACACGCCGAAGCAGAAGTACTGCTCAAAAACCTGTTGCAAGAGAGCAAACAACAAAAAGCAAGCAAGAAATAGTGTTGTACGGCTGGAGCTGCCATACAAGCGGCACAAGCCGAAATATGCGTCGCATATCGTCGAGATCAATGCGCAAGCGCGGGCACAGCACAAGAGCTATGGGCAGCTGCAAGCGGAAAAGCTGTTAGCAAGGTTGCACGAAGAGATGGCAGGAGGGGTGGAAAGATGAAGCAAGACGTATCGTCGAATGAAATTGTTGATGAGCTGAAAAAAGAAGAGCTCGAAAAAGCGGAGAAACTTCTAAATGAAGCGAATGAAAAGCTCGAAGACGCAGCGAAAATATTTTGTGTCTATCCACACGACGAAGATGATTGCTATGAAGAGTGCCCGGCACTGATTAAGGAAGGATGGGGCTTTTGCTATTTTTGTGACGCGCTTGACAATATTGACATGATTCTTGAAAAAATAGAGCTTCTAAAGAAAACATGTGGAGGAGAAAACCATGGATGATCTGTTGGATAAACTAAGAGATGTGCATTATCGTCTAGTAGAACTAGATGGTTATCTATCGGGGATGAAATTTAACTGCTGCTACGAATACCGTGAGTGTCATAAGTGCTTGGCATACAAAGACAAGAAATGTACCTTTGAATGCGCTATGAATAAGCTAGAGGATATCCTTGTCAAAGTAAATCATATATAGAGGTGTTTTCACGGGAACAGTACAAGAGCTAAGGAGCGATAATGATGAGCGAAAACGTTGACGAACTGAAAAAGAAAGTGCTCGAATTGCGCTACATGATTGACAAGAAGGATGGTGAGATCAAGAAGTATCAGAAAGCGCTGATGATTGCGGCTGATGAGGTGGTGGCTAATGTTAACTGCTTGACTTGTCCGATAGCATCTATCTGCGAAAGCGAATATGAATACACAGGACGTACTTGTGCTGAAATGTTTGTCGAAGAATGGGAAGAGGAAGCAGGGATAGAATGAACGACCTTGAACGACAGCAAAAACTAGACAAGCTGAAAAAGAGGATGTTGGAGATGTCGGCAACGATTGCCGAGCAGGAAGATGAGATAGCTCTTAATGAAAGAGTGCTTAATCTTGTACTAGAGGACCATTCCTTCCAAAGCCCGAACGAGACGGTGCGATCGTTTATCGAAGCGATGCGGAAAAGAGCTGCTGCGTCACGCAAGAAGGATATCGAAGAAAAGCGAGAAGGGAAATTGTATGAGCGCATGTTTTACAGACTTTTGTGGGAGTATGCACATAATCCAGATTGCTATTATTGCCCGTGCCAGCATTGCCAAAGACAAAGAGCGGGTTTGAAGCCTGAAAGCGAGGCGTGCATGGACTATATAGAGTCGGAGATAAGAAAGATATGTGAAGAGAGGATGATACGTGATGAATCTAAAGATTGAGGTTAGCCTTTGGTCGCTCTTGCACTATGCAGCTATTGCGGGCTTTGGCTTTACGCTGGGTATTGTCGGCGCGGTAGAGGTGCTTTGGGTGCTGTGGGCGCTGGTACAGGCGGCAAAGGGATTAATGTGAAGTGATAGTATGATTGAAATAGATATGAGAGGTTAATATGCTTAAAGAAATGACTCTTTATGGCGAGGTCGACAAAGTGAAAGTCGCAATCAATCGACTCAAATTACACGAGCCGCCAGAGGGCTACTATGTAGCTTTCAGCGGCGGAAAAGATAGCTGCGTCGTGCTTGACCTCTGCAAGCGCGCAGGCGTCAAGTATGATGCGCATTATTCGGTGACAACGGTCGATCCGCCAGAATTGATTTACTTCATTCGTAAGCATTATCCAGATGCGTGGGAAAATCGAATGCGGCCGGAGGTTTCAATGTGGGAATTAATTCCCCGAAAGCGTATGCCACCGACTCAGCGAGTTAGGTACTGTTGCAAATACTTCAAAGAGCGTTACGGAGAAGGCAGGTTCGTCGTGACCGGCGTCCGGCATCAAGAGAGTGCAAAACGAGCAAAAAGAAAATTAATGGAAACGTGCACGGGGCACGGTGGAAAAAGGTTCATTCATCCAATCATTGAGTGGGGTGAATCAGACGTGTGGGAGTATATCCATACGTATCATGTCCCATACTGCAAGCTGTACGATGAAGGACGCAAGCGAATCGGGTGTATTCTGTGCCCATACACGCCGAAAGCTCAAAAAGCCGATGATATGAAGCGGTGGCCAAAATATGTTGAATTATACAAAATGGCTTTTCAGAGGATGATTGATAAGCGGAAAGCCGACGGCCTACCATGCGATGCATGGGGAACCGGCGAAGATGTAATTAATTGGTTGATTACCGGAAAGAAGAAGGATGACAGCTCGGATGAGATAAGCCTTTTCGGGTTGAGGATGAACGAGAGCGATACATGAAAGAGATGGTGATGGCATGAAGAGCGATTGCGAGCTGGTACGCAATGGCGAGGTCAGACGCAGAGGCAACACAGCGGACAGAGCTATTTCATCAAGCGGCAAAGTAATCTATACTTGCTACGGATATACTGATGCGATGACAGATGAGCCGCTTGATGAGTGCAAGAGATGTGAGCATTGGGAAAAGAATGAGGATTTGTACAGAGCGTTATTTGATGACTGAGGATGGTGAATCGAGCACGTGAAGAAGAAGGATGTACGGAATAAAGCATACAGACTCGTCGAGAAAGTGCTGCGGAATCAGCGCGGCATTGAGAGGGCGGTTAAGGAAGCGAGGCTACAGCCGGGCGGGCACAGCGGCGGATGCGCGGGACATGCTTTTGTAAGCGACCCGACAGCACAGCAAGCCGTGCGGCTGGCGACTGAGCTGAAGGCAGTCACGCTGGATGATGGTTGGACGCTGAGAAGCCCGGAGCGGTGGCTGAAGGTAGTCAAGTGTGCGTATGAGAATTGCTATCCCTACGAAGCGAGGGCGATGCGGTACTACTACGACGGACACACGGCGGTGAGGACGGGGGAGCAGTACGGGATGGACCAAAGCACTGTATACCGCATCAGGGCGGAGTTCCTGCACCTCGCGACGGAGCTGGCGTGTCAGTATGGTCTTGTACGTGTTGTGAGCGATGAGGAGCTGAGAGCATAGACGAGAGGTTGGTCGTGAGAGCGGCCAACTTTTTTATTTTGAAATTTTGCAAGTTTTTCTGAGAAAATCCGTGGTATTATATTAGCATAGGCTTGCGAAAGTCGAAAAGCGTTGGACAGCTCTCCACGAGTAGCAACAACGGATAAGCCGTGAAAGCGGCTTATTGTGCCGATGGTGTACGAGGTAGCACACCGCATAGCATAATGCGGAGAAGCGGGTTCGAGTCCTGCGCAGGCACTCCAAAGCCAGCCCATGCCAATGGTTTCTCTTTCTCAACACTGGCATTTTGTATAACCTCCTGATTTCTAATCTTACACACGAGAGGACCTGTAATTACAGCAGGCCCTCTTCGTGTATTCGGGGTGATCGCGACGACGAAGAAGCTGACACAGCACGATGTACATAAGATGGAGCGCAAGGGCAAAGTGCAGACGGAGTGGCGCGGGCTGATAAAGCTCGTTGACCTCATCGACATGTGCTTGTATCTCAAGTCGCGAGAATGGGAGATTGTACCGCCGCAGGGGGATGAGCTGATACGCGCCAGACGAGACGGCACGCAGATCGTGTATCGCTGGGATGCTGAGAAGAAGCATATCGTATGCGGACGGCATGAGATGGCGTTGGCATACTGCTATAAGACATTCTGGCACGATGAGTGGTGGAAGAAATTTTGAAACTTTGCAAGTTTTGGCCGCTGTTTATGTGGTATATTAGTAGGGTAAGCTATTTCGATAGCACCTCTTAGATGAATATGATGTCACACATCGGGAAAAGACTAGTCTGCACGGCTGGTCTTTTTTCGTGCGTAGAATGGAGAGTAACTGAAATGAAGAGAGTATTTATTTCTCAGCCGATGCGAGATAAGACAGATGAAGAGATCAAGAAAGAGCGCCGCGCTGCAATCGAGCACGTGAAGAAAGTGCTGGGCGAGGATGTAGAAGCGATTGACTCTTTCTTTGAAGGAGCACCGCATGATGCAAAGCCGCTGTGGTTTCTCGGTAAATCGTTCCAGCTGCTCAGTACAGCTGATGTAGCGGTCTTTATCGGCGATTGGTATAAATACCGTGGTTGCAAAATGGAGCATGAGGCTGCGACGCAGTACGGCATTGAGACGATGTGCTATAACGGGAAGCCGAAAGCTGAGACAGACGGCTTCATCACGGCGAGCGTATGAGCGAAGATTTGCAGATACTAGCAATACTCGCGCTGACGATGGTCGGCACGCTGATCGTGACGGCGGCTATTATTGCGATGTAGAAAGAGGGTGACGATGTATGAGCGAGAAGAAAGCGAGTAATCGCGGAAGTCATGGCAAGTATGGAGCATGGATTGCGCCGGAAGGTCTGCTGAAGATCCAGGGATGGGCGCGCGATGGCCTCAGTGACAAACAGATCGCGCATAACATCGGCATCACACAGACTACTTTGTATGAGTGGCAGAAGCGTTTCCCTGAATTATCTGAGGCTCTTAAAAAGGGCAAAGAAGTCGTAGATCGCGAAGTCGAGAATGCATTGCTCAAACGCGCGATGGGCTATGAGTACACAGAAGTGACACAGGAACCTGTTGAGAACAAGGACACCGGCGAAGTGCGGATGCAAGTCACGAAGCGCGTGACGAAGCAGATAGCACCTGACGTCACAGCGCAGATCTTCTGGCTCAAGAATCGCAAGCCGGAGGAGTTTCGCGATAAGCGAGACGTCGAACTGAGCGGCAGTGTAGACCTCGGCAGCATTATCGAGAAAGCAAGAGGGCGGGCGGATGAGTAAGACATTTGCTGATCTTGTTGCGTTCTTAGCTAGCTTCTCGCATGACCCGTACCGTTTTGTTCTAGCTGCGTTCCCCTGGGGCGAGGGTGAACTGGCTGGCAAGAGTGGGCCAGACGAGTGGCAGAGAGATGTACTCAATGACATACGCGACGGACTGAGGACGCCGGACTCCGTCATCCGCGAGGCTGTGGCGTCAGGAAACGGCATTGGCAAGGCTCAACGTCTTACTGATGTCATCGACACGCCTGACGGTCAGCGCACATGGGGCGATATCCGCCCGGGAGATTATGTCTTTGGCAGTGATGGAAACGCGACGAAGGTCATTCAATGTAGGCGGTATGAATCTATACCGTTCTACAGGGTGCATTTTGATGATGGTGCTTACCTCGATGTATCGAGTGGGCATCTGTGGGCGGTCAAGGGCCGCAACGAGCGACGCAGGGGCAAAGACTGGCGCGTAATGAGCACGCTTGACATACTGCAAGCTGGTGTCACGCGCAAGTCTGGCAGTAATCCTCACGCGAAGCAATGGGAGATACCGATTCAGGGCGCTGTTGAGTATCCAGCGCGGGCGGTAAGTGTGCCGCCGTACTATTTAGGAGTATGGATTGGCGACGGCGGCGCTGGTTCGTCTCGTTATACGAAGCCGTATCCTGAGATTCAAGAGAATCTGGAAGCGCTGGGGCTTGTGTGTAATCGGTGTGATGGCGATGTCGTATACGTGCATGGCATGGGCACAGAGCTTCGCAGCTATGGACTGCTCGATCTTCGCTCATCTGAGAGATTCATCCCGGATGTCTACAAGTACAATACGGCGGAGATTCGCCGCGATGTGCTGCGCGGCCTGATGGATACGGATGGCGAGGTCAATAAGTCTGGTAGTCTCATCTATTCTACAACGAGCAGACGACTGGCTGATGACGTGATGTGGGTGGTACGCTCTCTGGGCGGCAAGGCAAGAATGCAGCCGACGAACAAGCAGGGGTGGTACTACAAGGACGGCAAGCGCGTGGATTGCCGCGAGTGTTACCGTATCACGATGACTCTGCCTTTCAATCCATTCTCTATACAGCACAGAAAAGAGCGGTATAAGGCAGATATCCAGCACAGATACCGTGCCCGCTACATCGCGTCAATAGAGCCTATCGGCGAGCACGACGGCATGTGTATCATGGTCGATAATGAGGACGGCTTGTATCAAGCGCGTGACTTCATCGTGACACACAACTCGGCTATCGTGTCGTGGATTATCATCTGGGCGATGGCTACGCACGAAGATACGCGCGGAGTTGTCACTGCGAATACGGAAGCACAGCTGCGGGCGAAGACGTGGGCGGAGCTGTCAAAGTGGTATAGACTCTTCATCGCAAGGGACATGTTCACGCTGACAGCGACGTCGATTTTCTGCGTGCAAGAAGGCCACGAGCGGACTTGGCGCATTGATGCGATACCGTGGAGCAAGGATAACCCGGAAGCGTTCGCAGGCTTACACAATCAAGGAAAGCGGATACTCATGCTCTTTGATGAGGCGTCAGCAATCTACGATGAGATTTGGAACGTCGCAGAGGGCGCGATGACAGATGCGGACACAGAGATCGTCTGGTGCGCGTTTGGCAACCCGACCCGCCCGCAGGGCAAGTTCTACGAGTGCTTCCACGGCGCTAAAGCGATGTGGCACACGCGGCAGATTGACTCGCGCAGTGTCGCGATCAGCAATAAGCAGCAGCTCAAAGAATGGGAAGAGCAGTACGGCGAGGACAGTGACTTCTTCAAAGTTCATGTTCGCGGTATCTTCCCATCGGCTAGTGACAATCAGCTTATCTCGCGTCAGCTCGTAGATGTAGCGCTGCGGCGTGAGCTAGATCAGAAGACGTACAGATTCGCGCCAGTCGTTATTGGCGTAGACCCTGCGTGGACGGGCGGCGATATGCTTGCAATCGTGATGCGGCAGGGGCTATATAGCAAAGTACTGGAGCTTATGCCGAAGAATGACAATGATTTAGCTGTCGGGCGGCGAATTGCGAAGTATCAAGACGACTACGGCGCGACGGCAGTCTTTATCGATATGGGCTATGGCACTGGCATCTACAGCGTAGGCCGTGACATGGGCCGCTCAGGCTGGCGTCTCGTCTCTTTTGCCGAAGCAGCTGACGGCGATGAGTATGCCAACAAGCGCGCGGAGATGTGGGCGCAGGTCAAGAAGTGGCTCGAAGAGGGCGGCTCTATCGACAATGAAGGACTCGCTGACGAGCTGACAGGGCCCGAGGCGTACATTAATCGGCGCGGGAAGTTGCAGCTTGAAAGCAAAGATGATATGAAGAAACGAGGGCTGGCATCGCCGAATATGGCAGATGCGCTGGCTCTCACTTTTGCATTTCCCGTTCACATCGATGGAAATCACAATGCGAAGTACCGCAGGGCACGCAGAGACGGAAAGCTCAGGCGTGTTGGTACGCTGTGAGCGGACATAGAATGGACACAGCCGAATGATATACCCTGAAATGCGGGTGTTTACTTTACTTAGCTAAAGTTTTGTGCACGGAGGTGAGACAATGAATCAAAATGACGCTGCACAGTTTGATGCAGCGCAGAATGCAGCGCAACAGGCGGCGATGGCCCCGCAGGGCATTGGCATGTCGGTCAATAACGGCTACGGCTTACATGATATCGTCTATCCCGTGCCGCAGGACGAAGAAGCAGAGGACATCTCGCTGGATACGCTCTCGCAGGAAGAAATCGACAAGATCATGCGGGCGTACAAGAACGGCAAGCAAGCGGCCGATAATTACTACCGGGCGACGGTCGAGCCGAAGATTATCCGGCGCTTGAAGCTCTATCGAGCGGACAAAGAGCTGTATAAGAAGAAGTTCCCGTCGCTCTCAGAGCTCAATAACTGGGTGTCGAAAGATATCAAGACGACGATTGACTGGATTTTGCCGAACCTCATCGAGGTATTCTCAGCAAATGATTCGCCGGTCGATATCGTTGGACAGTCCGTCGAGGATGACGACAACGCGAAGCTCTTGCAGGAAGTCATCAATTACTTCGTGATGAAGAAGAATAATTTCTTCACGTTCATCGCGACGCTGGCAAAGGACGGACTCGTCACGAATTTTGGCTGTGCAAAAGTCTACTGGAATCGAGACGAGGACAGGAAGCCCATGCAGGTGCTTGCCGATGCACAGATGATGCAGATTCTTGCAATCGAGCAGCAAAACGGGCGTATCGAAATTACAGATTTGAAGCAGGCTGACCCGCAGGGCGACTTGCTCATCGTCTCGTTCGATGTGATTGTCGTGAAGAGCAACACGCCGGTGCTTGAGAACATGTCGCCTAGTGAGTTGCGCTTCACGCATGAGACGAGAGATTTGCACGATGCAAAGTTCGTGGCACAGCGAAAGATCGTCAAGGGCGACTACCTTAAACGCAAAGAAATCGAGGGCGTCTACAGCAATATCGATAAAGCGCTTGCACAGGGCGATAATGGTTCCGCCCGCTGGACGACTCTTGACATCGAGCACGACAAAGAGTTGACGAACATCAACGACTTCTTGAGCGATGGCGATACGGCTTCACGCGAGTACGAGCTGTACGAAGCGTATCTCAAGGTTGACTACAACAATGACGGCGTAATGGAGCATGTCATCGTGCACGCGGTCGGTGATACGCCGCTCAAGATACAGACAAATACGTTTGAGATGCCGCCGTTCTTCGTGTTCTCGCCGGAGTATGAGCCGTATTCCATCTTCAACGAAACGGGATTTGCCGAGGAGTGGGAGCAGCTACAGGACCTCAAGACGGCGCTTGTCCGACAGATCATCATTGCGACGGCGAAGAACTGCCGGGGACAGAAGTTCGTCAATGAACAGGCCGTGGACATGGATGCAATGATGGACGGCGAGGAGTTTGTACCGACAGAGGGCGACCCGTCAGATGCTATCCTCTTCCCGCCAAGCGTGCCGACGGACCCGAACGCCATGACGCTCATCCAGTACGCGCAGAACGAATTGGAGAGTCAGTCCGGCTCGACAAGGTACAATCAGGGCCTCGATAGCAACTCGCTGAACATGACGGCTACAGGCATCAGTGCTATCATGGGCGCGGCAGACAAGAAGATCAAGATGATTGCAAGGTTCCTCGCTGAGACAACGTGGATTCCTATTGTGAAGTTCTTGATTCTTCTTTGCCAGAAGTTCATCGACGACGGGCAGGTCATCCGCTTACTCAACCAGAACATCGCGATACGGCGCGAGCAGCTCAACCTTGACTATGACCTCGTGGTCAATGTCGGTCAGGGCGCAGGCACAAAGGAAGCTGAGATACAGTATCTCATGGTGCTGATCCAGCAGCTCTATCCGACGTTACAGCAGGTCGGTATCGTCAATGCCGCGTCGTGGTACAAGGTCACAAAAGAGCTGCTTGAGCGCATGGGTATCCGCTCGACGGCGAAGTTCCTGCTCGATCCTGAGTCCGACGAGTATCAGCAGATGCAGATGCAGGCACAGCAGGCGCAGCAGGCGGCAGAGCAGAAACAGGATGCACTCACGCAGGCGCAGTTGCAGCTTAAAGAGCAGGATATCAAGGCGAAGCAGCTCGCGAAACTGTCGGCTCGCTTCTCTGAGCTGCCGATTGATGCGCAGATTCAGGCACTCCAGCAGCTTGGTATCACGACGACGCCACAGAGCTTTGCGAATAAGGCTATCGAGGATACGCAGAAAGCTATCGTAGAGCATTACACGAGCGGCGCGGGAGGTGCGATCTATGGCGGCAAATGAGACGGTGCAGGAAAAGAAGCTGAGACTCACGCATGAAGCACAGCGGGGCCGCGAAGCCGAAGAATTGCTGACGAAGTTCGGCGATAAGTGGGTGATGGCAGCTGGCGAAAAAGCCCTGCTCGACTTGCTCAAAGCTGAGAATACCGAAGCACTGATGCAAGTGCAAGCGGATTACAGAGCGGCCACAGACCTCTATGGGAAGCTCAAGGCGGCCGTCAGCAGAGGAAAGAGGGCGGCGGAAACGCTGCATAAGGAGGTAATGAACAATGGATGATGAGATGAATACGGGCGGCGCAGCTCCCGACACGGCACCGGCGGCAGATACAGGTACGCCGGACGCAGGTGGTCAGGCGGCGGAACCGCAGGCCGAAGAAAAGCACGTGCCTGATGCGGCGATTCAGGTAGACCCTGAGACTGGCCGCCGCAGGGTCGTGTTCCCGTCTGAGGAGCAGGCACAGCCCACACAGGCGCAGGCACCGCAGGAGACAACGCCACAGGAGCCGCAGGCACCGCAGCAGTACAGCGCAAATGACCTTGTGCAGCTCGTTGCGACGGGACAGCAGATTGACCCTGCGCGCGTACCACAGGAATTGCAGGGGTATGCGGCGGCTATCCAGCAGCAGCGCATCAACGCGGCACAGGCACAGCAGATGCAGATGATGCAGATGCAGCGGGCTCAGAATGTACCGCCACAGGCACCGCCACAGCCAACTGCCGAGCAGGTTGCGCAGGAGCAGAAAGCACGGGCGGCAGTGTACGAGCAGATTACACAGCTGGCCGAGCAGAAAGCGTGCAATGACCTTGGCGTGACGAAAGCGCAGCTCAACGATGCAAAGTTCTCAGACGATGAGGAGTTGCAGAAGAAAGCGCAGGCGTTTGAAGCAGCGGTTCGTTTCAATACGCAGGCGATCTCGAACGAGATTATGCGCCAGCGGGCGGCACAGGCACAGCAGATGCAGGCGGTACAGCGTGAGACTCAGGAGACCATGCAGGCGATCCTGCCGAAATGGAACGAGTACAAGCAGGACCCGCATTACAACGACATCGATAATATGATGGGTGAGTTCTACAAGACCCTGCCGTTCGAAGAGGGCGCAAAGGTGAAGCAGTCTATCGACCGTTTCCTCGCGGGCCGCCCGGTGAAAGCTGATGTCGATATCCTCGACAACTACTACAAGAGGACGAAGGAAGCGTACTACGCGAAGGCTACGGGCGTCAGCACGACACCACAGCCGGTGCAGAAAGCAAAGCCGCCGCGCGTAGAACAGCCAGGGCAGCACGGCACGACGGCGCCGCAGAAGGTTGACTGGACAAAGATGCGCGGTATGACGCCGCGCCAGCGCTCGCAGTTTCTCCAGACCTATCTCCGATAATATCCGTGGCCACGGTATTATATATAGTCAATAATCTATACGAGGTGAAAAAAATATGGCAAACAACCCGATTGTCAATACCTCTACGTCGCAGTCTGTAACGTATGAGGCAGAAGGTGAGAAGGAAGATTTTTCCCCGATCATCACGAACATCGACCCAGACCACAACTTTTTCCTGCGCGAGTTCCCGACCGAAGAGGACGCGACGCAGCTGAACTTCAACTGGCTTACTGAGTCGCTGAAGCCGCCTAAAGTCAACGCTCATCTTGAGATGGAAGATTACAAGACGGACAAGGTTGGCTCGCTCGACCGCCTGAACAATACGGTACAGTTCTTCCAGACGACCGGACGCGTTTCGGACGCACAGCGCAAGACGGCGAAGCAGTATAACCAGCAGGACGAGTTCCCGCGTCAGAAAGAACTTGCGTTCAAGCAGATGGCACGCGATATGGAGTATGCCATCGCGATGAATACGGTTTCCCGCCTTGAGTCCGGCAACACTCCGGCAAAGACGGGCGGCGTCCCGTTCTTCCTTCAGGAAGAGAAACTGGCCGTCACGTTCGATTCGTCGGCCAACACGGCGACGACGAGCGAGGCGCACAAGCTCAACACGGGCGACTTCGTCTACTTCATCGCGCCGGACAAGGCGGCTCTGCCGAAGAATCTCGTCGCGAACCGCGAGTATTACGTCCGCAAGAAGAGCGATACGGTGTTTGACCTGTTCTATTCGCTCGACGAAGCACTGGCTGCCGACAGCGCAGAGGCTACGTCCGCAGACACGGGCAAGGTCATCGCACTCGGTTCGGCAGGTACGGGCACGCTCTACCTGCTCAAGAACAACGTTGTCGATGGCGCAGGCACGGCTTTCACGGAGGACAACATCAACGACGTCATGGAGATGTGCTACAAGCGCGGCGGCGACCCGACGATTGCCGTCATGAGTGCAGCGAACAAGCGCCGCTTCTCCGCTGTCATCACGGGTCAGGCATCGAAACGCCGCGACCAGAAGGACAAGTCTGTCACGAACATCACGGATACGTACATCAGTGATTTCGGCACGATCACGGCGCAGGTGCATCGTCAGTACAGCAACGACCGAATCGACCTGCTCGACATGAACTACTGGGGTATCAAGTACTTCAACCGCCCGCATGAGGTTTCTGGCCTCGCTAAGAAGGGCACGTATGAGGAGTTCGTACTCGAAGCATCGTTCGGCGTCAAGGGCACGCAGCCGAAGGCGTCCGGTTCTATCGTCAATCTGCCGGCCTGATAAAAGGGTGAGGGACTTTTTCGGAAGTCCCTTTTTTTATTGGAGGTGACGATGTGATACAGAAGCAGGAAATATACGAGACGGATGACGGCAAGGTCCGCGTGCGCAACACGATTGACATCTCGCAGGCCATTGCGATGGCTAAAGATGTGTCGGAGCGGCAGGCGCGCGGCAAGAACATGGTTCCGCTCGGGTATATCCCACCAGAGTATTGGAGCTTCGACCCGTGGCTGCTGGAAGCAAAGCGGGCGCGGGCGTCTGGAGACAAGCATGAGTATCAGAAATACGTCATGAAGTTCTTCCGGCTGCACCCTGAGTTCGCTGTGATCCAGAGCGCGAAGTATTGGAGTGGTGCATGATGGTGGAAGCAATCAAGATTCTGAGGGCAGTGCGCCAGAAGGAGCAGGACAACAACGAGGTCAAGTACAGTGACTATGATATTGTCTCGGCAATCAACGAGGCAATCCGGTATCTCAATATCAGCCTAGTCCACAAGGACAGCGAGTTCTTGCGCAAATCAAAGGACTACGACGAACGCGAGATGAACGCGGCCATCGATGCGGAGAATGAAGCGAATCAGGACGTGGAAGGATACGAGCCGAAAGAGCGCGAGGACTTCGCACACAAGGGCGTAGAGCTTCCAGACGGCTATTTGTCGCTTGTGTCGGTGCAGAGGAGCAGTGATTACTATGACCTTTACCCGGCTACGTCGCTTGCTCATCTCAAAGAAAAGAACTACGTCCTCTTTGGCGGGCGGCTCTACGTCAAGCATCGCGGCTTCCGCCTGAACTACATGGGGGCTGTGCCGGAGGTCAAGGACGTGGAGAAGGATACGATCGAGCTTCCCGATGTGTTCTTCGACCTGCTTGTCAAGATGGCGCGGCTTGTACTCAATAACGGCGATACAGACACGCTGACGCAGGCGGTCTCGGCGGCGGTTGATTCGCTCATCCCGCGCCGCAGGCTGTCCAACATGCGCTCGCGTATGCCGTTCTGGATGTGAGGTGAGAGGATGCAGGTAGAAAAAGCGATTGCCAAGCTGAAAGCAGCTGGACATGACATCTCAGACGAATACTCGACGGAGGACTGCATCGGCTTCCTCAACACGGCAGTGCAGGAAATCTGCCACCAGCTCGCTACGGGCAAGTCGCCGCAGATGGTGAAGGAAATCACGCTGCACGACAGCGAGAGCCTGCCGGGGGACTACATCATCTCGTGCGGCAACTATCCGATCAAGACGACGGGCCAGACGGTGACGTTCGTAGACCCTAGCATCGATACGCTGCGGTTCCGCTACTTCGCGACAAAGCCGCAGATTATGGACGCAACGGGCGATATGCCGTTCATGCACGAGGTGCTGAACGATATCACGGTACGGCTGGCTACACTCTTCGCGCTCAACCAGAACGAGTATGATGTGTCGCAGGACAAGGCACTTCTTGATGAGGTTCGTCAGGCTGTAGCGCAGGGCATGGGCGGCTGAAAGGGGTGAGGACGTGGCAGATGACAAAGCAAGAATCCTGAAAGCACCAGACCTTCCTACAGTCGTGAAGGGCGATGGCCGGTATCTCATGACACTGCTGCGGCAGTTCCTCACAGAGACGGCACGTGAGGTCAATCTGGCGAACGGATTCACGGCAGAGGAGATCAAGTCGGACGGTACGAGCAAGGTTCCAGACGTCAAGAATTTCCATCTGACCTTCGACCGGCTCGGCGGCGTTTTAGAGTGGGATCACACGAGCAAGCTAGACGATCTCGCTTACTACGAGATTCGCACGAACGCGAACGTCGGCGGTGATATTGGCCTCTTGGAGCGGACGCGTGAGAATACATCGACGAAACTGCCGCTGACGTATGTCGGCCACGTCTATTGCTATGTCGTGCTCAAGGACGGCGAGGCAAGTGCTGGCGCGGTCATACGCTACACGAAGGCAAGACCGCTTGCACCGACAGACCTTGCACTCACAAAAGACCAGCAAGGCACGATCGTGTCGTTCTTGGCAATACCGCTTGACTGTATCGGCGCGAATGTGTACGTCAACGATGAGAAGTATTCCGTCACGGATAACCTTTTCCTGTACACGGGCGGCGAGGTTATCAAGACCGTTCGCGTCGCATACTACGACCAGTTCGGTGAAGGCGAGAGCACGACGATCTACTGCGAGATACCAGACGTTACAAATTTCATTGTCGAGCGCAACGACTCGCAGCTGTACTTCTATTGGGATGCTATTCCGATTCACGGCGTGCACTACGTTGTGAAGGCGGGCAGTATACCCGATTGGGACAGGGCGCTGACAATATTCGACACGAAAGATAACAAACATCGCTACATCTACCCGAACGTCGGCAACTACTATATGCTCATCAAGGCTGTAGACGAGCACAACAATTACTCGAAGAACGCCGCCTATGTCTATCTGACGAACCAGAAGGACGAGCACAAGAACGTCATTATCGAGCTAGATCAGAAAGCTGTCGCGTATGGCGGCACGAAGGTCGGCATGTACTACGACGCAGTAGGCGGACAGCTTAAGCTAGACCGTGACGCTGGACTAGGAGAATACATCATAGATGTTCAGCTCCCGCAGAAGTACCGCGCGCGGAACTGGCTTGACTTCGCCTGCATCGGCCAGACGAACGACACGCTGTGCTTTGATGATATGGCGTGGCTGTGGGATAGTGAGGAAGCGGCGCGTACTGTCTGGAACGGTACGGTAGGCGATTTGAACGGTGCGCAGGTGCGGCAGGAAATCGCGCGTTACGTCGGCATTACAGACGATGCGTTTGTGGACGTCATGCAGATGGATGGCGGCCTAACGAGTATGAAAGGAAACGCGCCGTCGGACTCACACGGCATAGATTATGCGTTAGGGCGATGGCACACGGGGGCAATGGTAGGCGACACGACACGGCTTTCCTACGCGATCGACGTGCCGAAGACGTTCACACTGTCGTTCAATGCGACGGCGAAGAACGGCCTTGGCGATGTTTTGATTGCGACGGTGGCAGGCGATGACGGGTTCCTCGTGCTCGGCTATGACGCGAAGGCTTCGTGCTTCTACGGGCGCGGCAGTGATGGCGTCACGGTCACAACAAAGGAGATTGCACCGCCGCTCGGGCGAGACTGGTATACGCTGGCACTCAGCCAGAGCGAGACGGTGCGCACGCTCTACGCTTATTCGCTCAACTACGATATGACAGTGAGTGGGAACGCGAAAGCAAAGCCTGTCGGCACATTCTCAACGATTTATCTCTATCCAAAGTTATAAGGAGAAGGACATGGAACAGAAACTCAAACTCAAAGGTACACATATCGGCATCCTGCGCCATCCAGACGGCACGGTCGAAGTACATCGCAAGGACAACCTCATCCTCAATGTCGGCTTCGACTTCATCGCGGATGCAATCGGCAAAGGCTCGGGCCGCCCAGCCTGTATGGCTTATACGGCTGTCGGCACTGGCACGACGGCGGCGGCGGCAACACAGACGGCACTCACGACGGAGCTTGCACGCAAGGGCGCAACGTATGCACATACGGCTGGCACGAAGGTCTTCACGTTCACGACGAAGTTCAATGCAGGTGAAGCTACGGGTGCTATCACGGAGGCGGGCATCTGCAATGCGGCTACGGGCGGCACGTTCCTTGACCGCGTGACGTTCAACGTCATCAACAAGGGCGCAGATGATACCTACGAATCGCACTTCCAGTTCACGCTCTCTTAAGAGGTGATGCGAGATGGCAACGGCAGTCGCGAAGGGCGCGTACTACACGTGGGATACAGCCAACTTTACATGGGACGCAGCACAGGCCGTCCACACGTGGGATGACATGGCGCCGCTTGTCTATACGCGTGACGATGTAGAGACGTTCTTCCTGCGTGACGGTATGACCTCAGCGGCGGGCAAGGTTGCACGTGATGCGGTGCGGCTTGCTGACACGCGGAGATGGGCTGACCTGCTTGGCACGAAGCGTGAGCAGGTCGGCGTACATGAAACGTACTGGGACTACATCAGCTACGTCCTGACCATATTAGAGTCGGCGCGGGTGATTGAGTCATCCTATCGCGGGATTGATGTGCCGAAAAAGGAAGGCATCAAGATCACGAGGCGCAGCCGCTCAGAAATCATGGAATCCGCGCGCGAACAACTCGGCATCCTAGACACGGAACTGCGGGCGGCGGCATTCAGGCGCACGTGGGATGAGTCGGCACAGCTTGACGACGACGAGGATAACCATGTGACGGCAGGGAAGTTCGAGGAAGTGCAGGTGACGGACAGCCGGTCAGCGGATATCTACCAGCCGAAAGAAGAAGCTGTTAGCATGGCAGACCGGCAGACGCATCGAGCCAGAACGCTCCGTACATTCGACGAGAAAGCAAACGTAGGGGAACATATGCGGCGCGACATAGGCGGCGGTTACAGCGAGGCTGTGTCCGTAGATGACCGCTTCTTGCGTGCTCTCAATGGCATCATTGAAGAAATCACGCTCAAGAAAGGCGGCATGACGGCGGCAGACTTCCAGCAGCTTGTCAATCAGCCAACTGGCTACGAGCGGTTTATCCCGTACATTGTTGGCGAGTACGAGTACCAGAAGGCGCTCGTCCGCTTGGCGGTCACGCCTGGCTCGCTTGGCGCTGAACCTGCGGTCTACAACGTCGTCGTGCATGTCGATATCGACGACACGGTGGACAGAGGCACGACGATCATAACGGACATGAGCGCGGCAACGACGGTCCACTTCTCGAAACACTACTACACGAGGCCGGAAGTCACGGTCACGCTGCGCGGCGGCAGTACGGCGGACGGCATCATCACGCCGAACGTCACGGAGATTGACAAGGACAAGGATGGCTACTACTTCAAGGTGGAACTGCTGAAAGCGGACGGCACGCGGGCGAAAGGCACGGTCACATGGCAGTCCGTTGGATACTAAGAAGGTGAACAAATGCAGAAGTACAAAGAAATAAATGGCAATGACTACGTCAAGGACTCGCGCACGACTATCAACGAGACGATGCAGTCCATACAGAGCATGAACAGCGGCACGGCGTTCCCGACAAACAACCTGTTCGAGGGGATGAAGTGCTACCGTACCGACCTCAAGAAGACGTACACGCTGACGGACGTAGAGAACAATACGTGGGTCGAGGATGCACATGCATCGCTGTCTGATGAAGCGACGCACGCGGCGAGTGCTACGAAGCTCGATACAGCCCGTTCTCTCAATCTCGGCGGCGCGGTCACGGCCGATGCGGCTACTTTCGATGGCACGGCAAATGCTACTATCAACGTCAAGACGCTCGATGCGACAAAGCTCAAGGGTACAGCTTCGGTCAGTACGACGGGTAATGCCGCGACCGCGACAAAAGTCGTCACGACAGCAGCCTCCGGTGCGAGTGCGAACATCGCGGAAGCAACGATGGCGTCGAATGACTTCGCGCGTATCCGCGTGTCTGGCGAGACAAACGCAGGCGAGCTCGCGCTGGAGACTGCCGATGATGGTTCAGAGCCCATCGTTGCGCGGCAGTACACGGGCATTTACGAGACCCCTGTAAGGACGGCGAAAATACTCGACGAGAGCGGCAACACGAGCTTTCCCGGCACCGTCGTCGCACCAAAGTTCACCGGCAGTTTGAACGGCAACGCCGCAACGGCTACGAAGCTACAGACGCCGCGCACGCTGTCCCTGACTGGCAAGGCGTCCGGTTCTATTACTTTCGACGGCTCGGCTAATGCGTCTATCAATGTCACGTCTGTTAATGCTGATACTGCGGTAGCAGACAGTAATGGAGTCAATATCGCCGCGAATTACGTTAAGAAGTCCGTCAGACTGACTACGGAGAATTTGAACGATATCCATACGCCGGGACTGTATTTCTGTGATATGGACGTTAACGCCACGACGGCCCGGAATTATCCTACGGGTAAAGCAAGCGCGGTTATTGTTACGAAAGACGGCGCTAACGGAGACGACTCCTGTACGCAACTCTGTATGCCCTACGTCGGAAATGGTATCTATAAGAGACAGTACGATCCCACGGCTTATAAATGGAGTACGTGGAGAAGCGTAGCGTTTACGGACAGCAACGTAGCGAGCGCGTCTAAGTTGGCGGCCGCGAGGACTATCTCTCTTACTGGTAATGCCAGCGGTAGTGCTAGTTTTGACGGGTCAGGGGACGTTAGTATTAACGCGAGCGTGAACTACGCGGCGGCCTCCGGAAGGACTCAAGGTAGCGGCAGACTGGCTCCTTACGCGAAAGGCGTACGACCTTCAAACGGTCTTACTATGAACTATGTCTATCAAAACGGTTATCCTACCTCGTTCGGTAACGTTATCAATATCTGCGGCGAAGGAGCAGGACAGCTTTTAGCCGGTTGGGAAGGTACAGACGGCGCCCTCAGTCATTTGTATTATCGTAATTTGCGCGATAATGGCTCCGGAGACTGGTCTGCATGGGGTACTATCGCTTATACCTCCGATATTAAAAATTACGCCCCTACAAAGACAGGCAACGGCGCTAGTGGTACGTGGGGTATTAATATCTCGGGTAACGCGACTAGTGCTACAACGGCGAATAGCGCAACAAAGCTCGCAAACAACGGCAATAGAAACAACCTTGCGAATGGAGCAAAGCCGCTGTCCGGTTTATCTGTCTATCAATGCTACACCCACGCTGAATACCCTCAACAATACGGTAATGTCGTATCTATCGGCGGCCTTGGGGATAACGAACTATTCCTTGGCTGGGCTGAGGACGCAAGACTGTTATTCCGTGCAAAGAGAGACACTCAGAATAATTGGACAGACTGGCGCGCTATTGCTTTTACAAACGAAATTAACAACTACGCTCCTACCAAAACCGGTGGTGGCGCTAGTGGTACATGGGGTATTAATATCAGCGGTAATGCAGCGAGCGCAACAACGGCGACAACGGCAGATAACTCAAATAAACTTGGCGGCTATCCATTGAACACAAAAGCCGTAGGCGGACAGTATAATACCGTTCCTCTTGTTAATGTTGCCGGCGTTATGGAAATTGGCAAGTATATCGACTGGCATGCAACGAGCGACGGCACAGAGGACTATTCTTCTCGCTGGACAGCAGAAAATAATGGAACTGTTTCAGTTGGTACTATTAATGGCACACTCAAGGGCAACGCAGATAGTGCGACCAACGCAGACAAAGTAGACGGGTATCATGCTAGTGACATCATCAACCGCATCAGTGCGGCGAACACGGGCGGTATCGTTGCGGCGTCGCTCACGGAGAACGGGTACGTCAAGTTCGCGAACGGCCTAATTCTACAGTGGGGAATAACTGACGACAAGGGGAAAGCAACATTTCCTATTGTTTTCACTAAGCCCATGCAAGTAGTTACAAACATAGCTAGTGGAGACGAAGCTTCGCACAACAACTTTGACGACGATATTGATGATAGTTTGACTACAACTGGCTTTAATTGTAGGTATTTTAAGCATAGATATATTTGTATTGGCATTTAAATACCTATTGCAAAAACAAAACCATTGTTCTGTGACGACCTAACACGAGACGTTGTTAGCTCAATAATGCGCGCCCAGTCGTTACTAGTACATATTGACCACGCCCCGTATACTTTTGCAAATGCTATCGGAAAAACGAAATAATCGTCACTCTTTTTTCCCCACTGTAAAGAAAGGATGATTTTATGAATTACATGAGTCTGTTTGACACAGACGGTAAGCGCGTCACGTCAGTGCCGTGCGATGATGACCTCACGGATGAGAAGAAGGCCGCTCTTGAGGCGGACGGCTATGTCGAGATTGACGAGGACGAGTGGAACTACTACGTCGGCAACAAGGGCGCAGGAGACAATGGCACGGGCTACGTCCGCAAGGATGGCAAGCCTGTGAGCGCACCCGCTTATGTGCCGACTGCGGCGGAGCAGGCTGACGCGCTGGCTGCGACGTATGAAGTGCAGGTGAAAGATCTCGACGACCAGATTGTGCTGGCGATGGCGGACGGCGACAGCGGCCTTGTGACGGAGCTGAAAGAGGAGAAGGCCTCCGCGCTCAAGGAGTATCAGGAGAAACTGGAGGCGCTGAACAAATGAAGAAACGATGCGTATTCTGCCACAAGGTGCTGGACGAGAAGGGGCGTTGCCAGAACAAGGCTTGCCCTGATTATATCCGCACGCAGATTCTTGAGAAAGCCGATAAAGAGGCCGCGAACACAGATGGCGCAACGGCTGAGGGCACTTCTCAGGGCAAGTGACACGTTACACACAAAAAGGCCGCTTATCGCAAGGGATGGGCGGCTTTTCTGATGCGCGGTTAAGCACACGTTAAGGACAAATGCGGTCGATGGCTCGCAGGAGTTCGCGCACGCTCTTGTGTGTGTAGACGCGCTCGGTCACACCCTCAAGGCTGTGGCCTAATATGAGCTTGATGACGGTACGGTTGACATCGGCAGAGTCAAGCATACTGGCAAGCGTGTGGCGGCACTCATGCGGCGTATGCGACATGCCGAAGTGGTGCATGACAGGGTCAAAGATAGCGCGGCGGAAAGAGTCGTAGCTGTGACGGCTGCCATCTGCGCGTCCGCAGATGTAGAGCCCGGGAGTCTGCATAGCCTCCTCGTACCATGGTATGAGCTTGCGAGGGATGGGGATAAGCCTACCCGCACCGGCTTCGGTCTTGCTGTGCCGGATGACGATGACGCGGCGGCGGAGTTTGACGTCGGTCTTGCGGATGTGCCGGTACTCGCCAACTCGGCATCCGGAGTAGATGAGCATGAGCACGTGGCGCACTTCTGGCATCTCGCTGACGCCGCGCCAGAGTTTATTCCGCTGGCGGACGGTGAACGGCTTCTTCTTGTGCTTCACGCGCGGCCGGTCGATATCGAGATACCGCGCATAGTCGCGCGTCACGAGGTCGTACCGTGCTGCATACTTGTAGAGCTGTTCGAGCAGGGAGCGCACTTTCTTCTGTGTCGGCTGGCCGCATCCGCTCTGGCGCACGTCGTCGATGACCATGTCGAGATGAGCAAGCCGGATATCGACGAAAACCATGCTATGAAGCCTCGCACAGTGGCGGTAGGAATTGCGGTAGCTGATACGTGCCGACTCACTTCTGAGCTGCGGGAAATGCTTGGCTTTCCAGAGCGCGTACACCTCGGAAAAGGTTGTGCGGCTCGGACTCAGCAGGGCAGGGTCACGGTTGTACGCGACGAGGCAGGCCATTGCATCCTCGAAGGTCTCGAAGTAGCCAATGGCCTTCTGCTTACCCTGCACGGTTTTCTTGGCTACGTAGGGACGGCGACGGTTGCCTTGCATCTTGTAGACCGTGCCGAACCCGTTTGGCAGTTTCATAAAATCACCTCGTAATGAGGATAGCAGAAAGGAGCAACGTATGAACAGTTTACACTGGCACGCACTCTATGCGGCTGTGAGTGAGTTCCTCGCGGTGGCGAGACAGTACCATTTCTGCGAGGATATGCTTCCTGAGATTGAGAAGCGCCTCTTCGCTCTCAGCCCTTACTCGAAACATCACTGAAAGGAGTCTCATATGTCTGTATTCGATATCTCTTTCTATCAGCCGGACGACCGCGTCAGGCAGCTTAAGAATCAGGGCGCGGAAGGCATCATTGTCAAGCTGGGCGAGCAGATGGAGCTCGACGAGAAGTTTGTCAGCTTCGTCAATGACTGTGTGGCTTGCGGCCTGCCATACGGCGTCTACTACGTCTCACACGCACACAACGCCGACGAGATGATGCAGGAGGCGAAGTGGGTCAACGATACAATCTACAGCTATCTCGGCGAGAATAACCTGCCAGAGCTCGGCATCTGGTGGGATATGGAAGTTGGCTCTGTCCAGCGCGACGACGTGTGGCCTGATCTGCGCGACGCCATCGGTACGATGCAGTCGTGGTATCCGGGCTATGACAAGGTCGGTATCTATGCGCAGTACAGCTACTTCACGCGGTTCATCGACATGGACGAGCTGGCTTACTACGGTATACCTATCTGGGTGGCGCAGTACAAATACCCGGAGAACAGCCTCAAGGCTGAATATCCTGCCTGTCACCACGTCGCGTGGCAGTGGACGACACACGACGAGACGCAGGACGAAAACGAATGGTACGGTTTCTGAGGAGGAATCATCATGGCACAATACAAACTCTCGCGTGAGTTCACGCAGCTGACGGAGACGGCGGGCGTACTCTATGCAATGCCGGAGTGTTCGGTCGAGATTGCAACAGGTACGGACGAGCCGCAGAAGGACACGGGCTTTATCCTGCATGGCGGTTGCCCGTTCCCGTTCTCTGCTGACGCCATCTGGGCGCGTGCGTCGGGCTCTCACGCTGTCCTGAACGTTGTCCCCGGCAAGCTCCCGATGTAAGGCGGCGGTGCTATGCGGAGGACAGCAAAACACAATGCAACGGTGCTGAGTTTCGCGGATTTCTCGGGCGGTATCAATGTCATGACGACGGGCGACCTCATTGCGGCGAATGAGATGCAGCAATGCCAGAATTTCTGGTTCCTCGGCAATCAGCGCTCTTTGCAGCCGCGCGGCGGTATCTCGTCAATGCTCGGCAGTGCTGAAGCAGAAATCCTCTCTGTCTACTACGACAATGACAGCAACACATTCCTCGCGTTCGACGCAAACGGCGGGGTCTATCATGTCAGCAGTGACGGCAGAGACCTTGATAAGGTCGGCGCGCTCACGGGCAAACAGAAGCCTGTCTGCGCGAAATTCAAGGATGTCATCTGGATTGCATCGGGTGGGAAGCTCCAGTTCTACGACTATACGGACAACTCGCTCTCTACGGTACTCGACGGGCCGACGTGCGACATGGTTTTCCAACGGTTCGCGCGTCTTTGTGTCTCGATGAGTGGGACGGACCGCGTCACATACTCGGCGACAGGGGATGGCACGGACTGGGCGCAGGACGACAACGATATCTCGAAAAGTCAGTGGGTGGATGTCGGCTATGGCGATAGCGGCGATATCATCGCGGTGGCGCCACTTGCAACTGACCTCATGATCATCAAGAACAACGGCATGATCTATCAACTGACAGGCGACGCGGAGGTTGCTTCGTGGGCAATCTACCGCGTGGCGACTGAGACGGACGCGGTAGGGCGTCAGGCGGCTCTGCCGGTCGGTAACGATGTCGTCTTCATCTCGCGCGGCGGTCTCAAGACGCTCTCCACGACGATGGACTACGGCAACATCGCGACGGCTGAGGTCGGGCAGAAGTTCAATCTTCTCGTCACGCAGTCGCAATTCGATCCGCAGATTGTCCACCTGCGCCGCAGGAAACTGCTACTCGTGCGGCCTACGGAGGATAAGTCGTACTGGCTGGCCTACAACTACGCGGTAGGCGCGGCAACAACGCTTCATTTCCCACTACAGGTAACGGATATCGTAGAGACGCAGGACAGGCTCATGCTGGCGGCAGGGGCGGCACTCTATGAAATCCTCGACACGAACACGACGGACGACGGCGCGGCTATCGACTACGCTATCCGGCTCAAGGATACGGTCAGCAGTGAGAAAATCATCGTGCGCAGCATCGACACGGACGCGCAGGCGGAACAAGCTGGCACGGTCAGGGTCAACGTCGACAACATCGCGCTCGACATGCCGACGAACCGCCGCAGGAAAGTGCGCTGCAACCACACGACGCCAAAGATGGAGATCAGCCTCTCCGGCTCATCGCCGTTCCTCTTGAAGCATGTATTGGTGGAGGTGGCAGATTTATGACGCTTGATGAATGGATTGCACTCTATGAGAAGAAGACGAAGAGCGCGTTCAAGCCTCACCCGAACTTCCAGATGTTCTTCTTCCCGGAGCGCGGCTTCTGTGAAGTGGCATTCGAGCCAAAGGTCCAGATGGTCATGGCCTACCAACTCTGCGGCGATGGGAAATTCTGGAAGCGCGTGCTCGATGCTCTGGCAATGGCGGCAGGGTACGAGCATTGCGGGGCCATCTGTATCCGGCACATCAAGCCGTATATACGGTTTTTTGGCTTCCACATCGTGCGCACGGAGCCGCTCCCTGACGGCACGTGCATCTACTATTGCAAGGATGGCGACGGCGCGACGGCTCGTTGTGCTCCAGCATGGAAGGAGCAGGACGGCTATGCGTACTACGTGACATGGGAGGTAAAGAATGGGTAAACCATCAACACAGACAACGGACGGCATCAATTACGTGCCGAAGGAGATACGCGGGCTTCTCAATGACTATCAGGCGCATCCTGACGACCTGTCAGCGCGGCAGGCCATCTTCTCGAAGCTCTACAACGGCGGCGGCGACCAGCAACGTCTCGCCATGAATCTGGCACTCAATGACAACGCACAAGGATATGACGGCCTGCGTAGTCAGCTCATCTCTGCTTACACGCCGCAGGATCAGACGCTCTGGCAGGTACAACGTCTGGCACGCGGCAAGCGCCAGAATAATAATGTCCCGAACTTGGCGGCGGTACAGCAGGGCACGACACAGGCGTCTGCCCCGACACGGGCAGAAACGGGCGGTGTCTATCAAAATCTGCCGCAGAACAGCGCTCTGCCGTTCTTCCGCGATAAGAACAACCAGTAAGAAGGTGAATGCATGGATATCATCATCAGCCCGGACATGCGGGCAATCGACGCGGCGGTCTATCGGCGGTACTTCCGTCACTGCCGCTTCAAGGGTGGAAGCTCGACGACGGTCAACAATACGACAACGTATACGCCAACAGAATATGAGCTTCAAATGCAGAAGCAGGAAGCGAACTATGCAAATGCCATTTCGCCGAACGCCCTTGCACTCAACAATTACGCTATGAACGTCCTGCGTGACTCTCTCGGCACGGTCCAGGTTGATTACAACGGCATGAACAAGACGGCGCAGAATCAGATTGCCAACGCGACGAACGGCATGAACGGACTCATCGGCAGCAACAACGCGGCAAACGCGGCGGCGAACAGCCAGCTCGGCGACATTGCAGGGCGTTATCAGGGTCTTGCAAGCGGCACGGCGGGCAAGCTCAACAATGTCGGCAATATGTACAGCAACGCCAACAGCGCCGTGAACGGTACGATCGGCAACCTCGCCAGTCAGTATCAGGGGCTCGCAAGCAACACGGCTGGCCAGCTAGGCAATGTCGGCAACATGTACAGCAACGCGAATGCAGCGGCGAACAGCACGATCGGCAGTACAGCCGACCAGTATCAGAACATGGCCAACAAGGCGACGGGACAGCTCGGCAACCTCTCGGGCATGTACTCCGGCGCTAGCACGACTGCAAATCAGGCGCTCAACAATGTTTCAGCTGGATATCAGACGCAGGCGGACAAATACGCGGGGCAGCTCGGCAACGTCGGCAACACGCTCTCTGGCGCTGGCGGGATGGCCAACAAGGCTCTCGGCAACATATCGAGCCAGTATCAGGGCATGGCCAACAGTCTGACGAACGGCCTCAACGACCTGACTAAGCAGTACAGCGGCAACGTGGCGAGCGCGAACAATGCCATCACGAATGCAGCGGACAAGTTCGGGTCCCTCTCAAACGACACGTCGGGCAAGCTCGGCAATCTCTCGGGCATGTACACGGGCGCGAACAGCACGGCGAACAGCGCACTCGCGAACGCTGGCAACACGTATGGGAGCCTTGCACAGGGCAACCTTCCCTCTGCGTACCAGTCGAACATGGAGCGGTCGATCTCGTCGGCACTCAACAACACGATCGGAAAGACTATCAGCAACCTCGGCAACCGTGGCGTGCTCAACAGCTCTGTCACGTCATCGGCGCTCAACGATATCGAGAAGAACGCGGCGGACAGTGTGGCGAGCCAGTACCAGAACAATATCAATCAGGTGGCGAACCTCACGGGCCAGCAGGCCAATACAGCACAGCAGCAGATGGGCAATACGTTCAACACGGCGGGGCAGCTTGGCAACATCCTCAATCAGCAGCAGACTTTGCAGGGCAACGCCATCAACCAGCAGGCGAACGCGGCGCAGCAGGGCCTCTCGAACAATGCCAACGCGGCCAACTTTGCGTCGAACGCACTCACTCAGCAGAATAACGCGCAGAACAACGCGCTTGGTCAGCAGGCAAGCCTCGCGCAGCAGCAGTTCGGCAACACAGCCAACGTCTCGGGCGTACTTGAGAATATCTTTTCTCAGCAGAACGCCGCACAGAATAACGCGCTCGGCCAGAAGGCAAATCTCTCTCAGCAGCAGATGGGCAATACGACGAACACGGCGAATGCACTTGGCAACCTCATCAACCAGCAGACTTCCTTGCAGGGCAACGCACTCAGCCAGAAAGCAAATGCGGCGCAGCAGCAGTTCGGCAATACGTCGAGCACGGCGGGCGCTCTTGGCAATCTCGCGACGCAGCAGAACTCTCTCTACGGCGACGCGATCTCCCGCATGATGCAGGCAGCACAACAGCAGTACGGCAACACGACGAATACTGCCGGAGCTCTTGGCAATCTCGCTACACAGGAGCATTCCGTCTACGGCGACGCGCTTTCTCAGCTCGCGAACGCGGCGCAGCAGAAGTACACGAACAGCATGAACACGAACAGCCAGAACAGCGGCCTGCTCTCGAATCTCATCAACTCGGCAACGACGCCGATCACGACAGCGAGTGTGGCGCAGGAGGCGGCACAGACTCCAGCCTCGAATCTCTGGAATATGTCGCTCGGCCTCAACGGTGCGACGAACAACGCACTCGTCGCGGCGGCAGGCAAGGGCACGACAACAAGCTCTCAGACCAGCTCAACGAGCGGCGGCGGCGGCTTTCTCTCTGGCCTGTTCGGCAGCGCAATGTCTGGCCTTGCTGGTGGCCTTGGTTCGGCTTGGGGCTGCTTCCCTGCCGGTACGATGGTCAAGATGGGCGACGGCTCGGAGAAGGCTATCGAGCATATCGAGGTCGGCGACGAGGTCAAGACGGACAGCGGCAAGACGGAGAAGGTCGTCAAGCTCATGGATCCGCATTACAACGATGTGTATGCAGTCATCTGCGAGAAGGGCCACACGAACACGACGACGACGCAGCCACTCATGAAGGCAGACGGCACGTACATCGACATGGGCGACCTCAAGATTGGCACGGAACTCAAGAACGTCGGCAAGGTGCAGAGCATCGTCTACAGCGGAGAGCGCCGCGTGTACAATTTGCAGGTTGATGGTGAGAACAATTACATCGCGGACGGCTTCACCGCACAGGGCGGCGATGATAGTTTCTGGACGGCATAAGGAGGAACAACATGGCATACGGCAGTGGCGCGTGGCAGAATGACCCGCGCGTAGCGAATAAGGAAAGCAACGACAAGAATGGATTTGACCGCATGATGCAGCTCGCGGCGGTCGCGTCCATGATGGACAATAAGACTGCGCTTGGATTTGGCCTTGGCAGTATCATCGCCAACTATCTGGCGAAACAGCGGGCGGCAAAGGTGGATGCGCTTGCCAATAGACAGAAAGAGATGGCAGAAGATCAGGCGGCGAATGCAGGTCAGCTCGCGGTACTCGGGCAGAACGGTGCGCCTGCGGGCAACCCGATTTCTGCTGGCATGGCCCCACAGCAGGCGGCAACGCTCGGCTCTGCTGGCATGACACCCGGGAAAACTTATGCGCTCGGCCTTGCGCCATACACGCGCACAGCTTGGCAGGATACGCCGACGAGCGCAGAGATACAGCAGGCGGCGTCTTCGGTATTCGGACAGACGCCGCAGGGCGCGGCGGGGGCCACGGTGAGTGCTCCGACAACGCTGACGCTTTCCGGACCGACAGGTGCGCAGCAGTACCAGTGGCCTACCGTTGATACGGATTGGCTCCATAGAAATTCGTGAGGGGGGTGAGGATATGAACGTCAATCAGGCACTGGAACGCGCGGCAAGCAATGTGCCAAACAACATTACGCCGGAAGAAGTACAGCGGGCGGCACAGTACGTTTTCAATTCGCCGACGCAGGATGACATTATTCGTTATATGATGGGACAAGGGATGGCACAGGCCGCTTCTTCGCCGTCGCCTGACAAACAGGCCGCTATGATGGCAGGAACACCAGTACAGGCTCCGGCACAGTTGGCGGCAAGGACACAGCAGGCGCCACCTTCCATCGAGCGGGCAATTCAGCTTCAAAATACGCCTGACCAGCTCAACGAACGCGATGTGCTATACCCGCTCCCAACGAGGGGCCTGACCTCTTGGGGACCGGCAGATATTTACCGCCGCCCGTTCGTCGATAATGATGATGGCTCAACAAGCACGATGGTCACGTCCATCTATGATGACGATGACGGTTATCATGTCATTGCTGGCGTCGGCAGCGACGGCACGATGTATAGTGATGACGATGCAATCCGGCGGGCGCAAGAAGTCGGCGACAATAAGATTGCCACCTTCGACAACCTTGCGGATGCAGAGGCGTTTGACAATGCATTGCACCCGCGCGAGGTCATGCGTCTCAAGTACCGCAACAACCCACAGGCTTTACAGCAGTATGCGTATGATCTGGAGCGCGCCGACCATCCAGACCGTTTTGGCGCAAACGGCAGCTACATCACGCCGCAGGAGCAGGCGGCAGTTGCCGCACAGACCGCGCCAGTTGCTTCTCAGGCGGCGTCTACGGCGGCGCAGGTACAGAACAATGCAACGGACGCGGCTGGCACTCAGGCTGCGCCACAGGCGGATTACAGCCAGCAACTCAATGATGTGATTGCGCAAGCGAACCGCGTTGGCATCGGTCAGCCTATGTCTCTTGGGGAGCGCGGCGTGCTGTCTCAGATTCTCGGCGCGAAGGATATGTACAATGCGGCACAGGATGACGCGGGCAGGGAATCGGCTCACGCGCTCGCGGATGCATACCGTCAGGCCGGTCAGCAGTACGGACTCAACGATACGTCGGCGGGCCTCGATGCAACACAGCTTCGTGCCCTCTTGCAGACGGACTACGACATGGGCGTCAACAATGCGATGCAGGGCAAGACCTCGGCAGAGTATTTCGACGACCAGTACAACGCACTCCGTCAGGCCGGACTCACGCGCAGTGAGGCGACGGACGAGGCGGCACGCAGGGCACAGCGCTACCAGAACGAGCGCGTGCGCAACCTCACGAACGCCTACTACACGTATGGCGTTGACCGCGATGGCTCGATGAACAACAACGGCGCGGCTATCCTCAATCTCATCTATGACGAACAACCTGCTTCGGCGGCGATGGGGATGCAGAACTATGCAACGCCTATCCAGTACTGGAAGTTCAACAAGAATCAGGAAGCGGCGAACAACGCATATCAGCAGAAGGTTGATTTCGGTCAGAAGACGTTCGGCTGGAAGAAAGGACTGCTTGACGATCAACTTGCGGCACAGCTTGTGCTGGCTAAGTTGAACGATGCGTTGCAGAGGTACAACATAGACAATCAGGCTGCTACCCAACGATATGTCGCTGACAAAAACGCAGAAGGTAGGGTTGCTGCCGCTAGTAGCAGGGGCGGCGGTTCCGGCGGCTCAAGCGGCTCGGGCGGTGCTGGAGTAAGCGGGAAAGGGCTCTCCGAAGGGCAGAAAGAAGTAGCCAACTATGCCTCAAACCTTTTGAATGACGTAAAGAACGGTGACGCTTCACCGCAGGATCTTCATAAATATCTCTACAGTGATGATGTAGAAAAGAAACTGGATACTGGCGACCTCGATAGCCTCAGAATGCTCGATTACGCCGGGCTGTTTTACTGGTACAAGAAAAACGGCATCGAGGGCGACCCGCACGGCAACAGCTCTGACCAGCAGATGGCAGAGGTATGCCGTCAGATTGCGAACAACACATCTGATGAATGGAAGGAGCAGTACGTGCCGGGGTATAACTTCGACGCATGGAAAGACTAAAACGCTGAGGGAGGATATGTATGTCAAAGTTCAGTGATTATCTTGACAATCAGCAGAATGAAACGTGGTGGGAGCATCCCGTCTATGACACGAGAGGCAAAGAACCAGTTTATGATGATGGCGGAGACGCTGCACCGGGCTTCTTAAGCTCATTATTCCACAATGCACTCGGCGGCCTTGAAGGAACGGTCGGCGGCGGCCTTGATTATCTCGGCGCGTTCGCAAAATCGCAGGGAGAAATCGACCCCGATACGTGGTGGAATGGGCTTGGTGATTGGCTCGTCAATAACGGTGAGTATCTGAACAATCAGGCTGACTCCATTCAGCAGCAGTACGGCACGTTGAACAAATATCAGAACGAGACTCTTGCTCAACGCCTGACTGATCTGGACTATCTGACGGATTCGCGCGGCCTCACAGCCGATATCTTCAACGGTCTCGGCAGTTCTGCTCCGTTCGTCGTCGCCAGTATGCTTGCACCAGAGATTGGCGTCGGTGGATGGCTGGCTCGTGGAGCTGGCAGTGCACTTGAACGCATGGGCGCAAGTCGCCTCGGGCAGGCTGTCGCTTCTGACCTTGTGCAGTCCGGCGCGAACGACTTTGCTCGCTATGCGCTGACGAGTGGCCCGCTTGAAGCAGCTGTCAACGCGGGCGGCATCTACGATGATTTGAAGAATCAGGGACTCTCTGACTCGGAAATCTTCAGCAAGATGAATGGCATGATTGGCGAGGAATTGCCGGTAGATATGCTCACGTCCGGCCTTTATGGCGCGGTGCTCGGCGGCAACACGTTCAGCCGACTCGGGCAGGGCGGCTGGAAGCGTGCTATTGCGGCGAACGTTCTCAATACTCCGGCCGATATGCTCGGCGAGTACATGCAGGAGATGACGCAGCAGCAGGTACAGAACAAGTACAGCGGCAAGCCGTATGGCACGTTCTTCAATCCAACTGAGGACGAGATGCAGGCCGGCCGCGCTGCGGCTATGGGCACGCTGCCAATGGGCATGTTTGGTTCTGCTCGTGGTATAAGACATTCTCGCCGCGCGGCTATGGGCGCAGTAGACGGCGGCTCAGTAACGGGGCCGGAACCTATCACGCCACCTGCCGTTCCTGACCCAGATGTTGACCCGGTAGAAGCGGCACAGCTCACGGGCAAGAATGACGATGTGCCGACGGCTGACGGCGTGGATGTCACGGAACTCGATCCGCAGCAGTACACGCAGTGGTACGGCGACAAGCTCAAGGCGCAGGGAATCGACGTGCCGGACGCTACTATCACGGTGCAGACGCCGAAGGCAACAGGCACAACGGGCGGTGCAAAGGCTGGTGCTGGTGCAAATGTCATGGACGCGGCACAGGATTTCATGGGACAGCACATGGAGAACGGTGCAAACGGCTGTGTCGAGGCGGTCACGAAGATTGGCGCACGCTACAACCCGTTCCTTGCGGACGAACTCAGCAAGGGCGTTGTCAACGTCGATACACTCGTCAGCGACGCGGGCGACAAGGTCATCCCGTTTGACCCGAACAACCTCGAAGCTGGCGATGTCATCGTCTACGGCGACAACGACCATGTCGTGCTGGCAGACGGTAACGGCGGCTACGTCGGCAATTCGTCTTCTCAACAGAAGGTTGTGCAGGGTGGCGACTACAATAACATGGGTGGCCTTAAGCCGACGAAAATCATCAAGACGGGCAACGGCGTGACGGCGCAGAATGAGACGGCCGGTAATGGCAACGCTCCGGCGACTGATCTTTCGAGCCTGCCGGTCGGCGACATTGCTACGGCTATCGCTCAGAACACGGGACTCCCTGCCAACTTCATCTGGGCGCAGCTCTCCCATGAGAGCGACGGCGGCAACAGCAAGCTCGCGCGCGAAGATCACAACTATGGCGGCGTCAAGGGCAATGATGGCGAATATCTCCACTTCGATAACGACCAGCAGTTCATCGATTACATGTCGAACTACTATCCGAAATACCGCGAGGATGGCATCTATGATGCGCAGACGGCGGACCAGTTCGCCGAAGCGCTTCAGCACGGCGGCTATTTTACGGCAGACCTCGGCGAATACGAGGGCGGTATGCATCGCTACCTCGAACAGGCTGGCCTTTCGGACAGTGGCACGGCTGGCGCTCCGGCTGAGAAGCAGAGCACGGTCAACACGATGACGCAGCAGCAGTTCGGCGACATGCTCAACGAGAAAATGATTGACTTTGCGGGCACGAACGACGATACCGTCAAGACGGTGTTCAATGACATGTCTACGAGCAAGGACAAGGCGCTTGTCGCCCTCTTTGCCCCGTATATGCAGGATGGCGTTTTTGCCAACACGGCGGCGAATCGCACGGCGCTCGTCAACAATGACGGCTTCAAGAAAGCAATGGCCATGTTCCTCTCGAAGCATCTCAGCGACTACGCTCCGGCTTTCGAGAATGGCAAAATCTCGTTCCAGCAGGCAGAGGAAGCGCTGCGTCCTCACCATCAGGTGCAGGCCGCGCAGACGGCGCAGGCGGTACAGGCGACGCAGACGCCAAACATCAAGACGGCGGTAACGCCACAGGCACTCATCCATATGGTACAGAGCGGACTCAACCGCACACAGCAGGGCGCACTCTTGCAGGCGGCTGATACGGCACTCCATACGCCGCAGGGAATGGCCAACGGCGACGAGGCAGTCTGGATGAACCGGCTCGCTAAGGCTATCGACGAGCATGATTATCCGACCATTGCAAAGATGATCCCGAATGAGGCCGCGCAGGCGCTTTCCCTCTCTTCCAAGGCGAACTCGCCGAGCGCGAAGAATGCCGTAGAATCCACGCCACGTACTGCAAACAAGGTTCGCATGCCGGACGTGAAGAATGCTATGCCCTCTCAGGATACGCAGGACGCGTCTAGCATCGTGCAGATGGAAAGCAAGCCACTCAATGTGGCGACGGCTCCCAATAGCCCGGTCAGACCGGCAACGGTGGAACCTGTCAACACGTCCGTAGCGCAGACTTTTCATGGCACGGATGCAGGCCGCATGAGTGTGCCGACGCAGGTGAATGATGACACTGCGCCGGAAAGCATCGTCGCACCGCAGGAAGAGCGGCGCAACGATATAGTTGCACCTGTTCCGCAGGAAATGCAGGCCGCACCCAAAGCGGCAGCAGCGCAAAAGGCTGACGTGACGCCGCTCCCACGCCCAAACGAACAGCAGGGCGAAGGTGTGCGTATTACACAGCCACAGCAGACGATTGACGAGCAGAACGCACAGACGGACGCCCGCATTGCTGAAATCGAGAAGACGCCGCTGGCACAGCGCAGGGCACTCGGTCAGCAGTATCTCGATACGCTGCGCCAGAACAACGTGCCGTTTAGCGAGAAGAAGCTGGCAAAGTCACTCATGAATGGTGATCCAGAGGCAATCGAGCATGTGCAGCGCACGTATGGCGACCTGCTCAACACGATTACTCCGGCAGAGGCGGCGGCCGCGTCTCAGCACGCACCGCGCACGATTCAGGCGGCGACGACGGCAAGACTGGGAAATATGGTCAGCGAGATTACCAGCGGCAACACCTACAAGAACGC